GATCTGTTTAGACACAACCAGTATGTGTTACAGGTCGATGCAGATACTGTGTTGTGTCGTCCCTTTTTGCTGAAAGACTTTGAAGCTCTCACCAGCCTGCCACGCGGTCAACGCAAGCCCAAAGATCCTGATTCCTTGCTGGCCAGTTGCATCAGTCTCGGGCTAGGAGAAGCCGGCATGGATTTCCGACAAAGATTCAAAAATGGGTTGATTGAAATGTTTGAACAAGGAGCCTTCTGGTTTATGGATCAATGGAAACTCAAAGAAATCTTTTCCACAATTGAATTTGAAACCATCGATGTGCTTTGGTGCTCCTGGGGAGAAAAAAGGAACATGATTTTTTTCACCGGCAAAGGAGATCTAAAGAATCAAGCAGAATTTGTTAATAGGTTAGAGAAATGGCGAGACCCGCTGGATATATCATAAGACTGTCTCATTTTGATAACAGCCGGGCATGGAGCCAACACGCGCATGATACCGCACAATCTTACCAGTGGCCGGTTGAATATTTCGAGGCCACCGACGGACGCCAACAGACCTTGGCCGACTTTGGCATCAAGATATATCCCGACCATAAAAAATGTGTGAAGTACATGCAACGGCCAGGTACACAGGGTTGTTTTGTGAGCCACTGGCGGTTATGGAATCTCTGCCGAAATCAAGATCGACCTATCATGATATTCGAGCACGACGTTGAATTCCTGTGTGCGCCACCGACACAATATGACTTCCAGCATGTGTTGAAATTTGAAGGATTCAGACCTAGTAAACCCATACCTGCTGGACAGTGGTGGGAAGGTGCCAGGGCCTATGTGATCACACCACTGGGTGCCGACAGGATCTTGAACTGGGTTCAGGCCAATGGAGCCATGCCTGCTGACTGGATGTTGTGTGATGGTATAGTGGATGTCAAGTTTGATCTTGACCGAAGAGTCCAAGTCCGGCAGAACCCATTCAGTTTTACGAGAGATCTACAATGAGCCGCCGGATGATATACCAGGTATATGTTGGCCAGCCCAGCGCATTGTATGATCGGTGCGTGGCCAGTGTGGCTGAATACTGTCGTCGGCACGGAATACAGCATATCGTACAACGCGAACCTATATTGAAAATACGGCCAGACATGGATCGCACTCAGCGCAGCCGCGAAGCAGTGGAACGCCTGGGATACTTGCCCATATTCGAAAAAGAGAACGCATTCGCGTACATTGATCAGTTTGATCAAATAGCAGTGGTCGACAGCGATATCCTTATACGCAACACAGCTCCTGATATCTTTGAGTATCTTCCTCTAGGCCAAGCCTTTGGGGCAGTTGCCGAGCGAGATCTACCTTGCACAGACAAACATCGATCCAAGATAACCAAATACAGTCGAGCCGCATTCGGCCAGTTGTCAGATGTAGATTGGCTGTGGAATTCTGTCGGGGCAGAATTTTACAACATGGGCATGATGGTCATCAACTCGGAAACATTCGCTCCTTACCTCAACGGACAGACACCCAAGGAATTTCTGTCCAGGCCTGAATTCCAAGATTTTATCGATGGCATGGGATATTTCCGCTGGAGCACCGACCAGATGTTGTTAAACTGGTGGGTCAAGAAAACCAACATGCCTCGTCTGAATCTAGATTGGAAATGGAACACCTTGTACAAAGCCGTACCAGACAATTGCTTGACTCAGGCACATTTCATACATTTCTTCCTCAAAGATCTGCTACCGGCTCGCGGTGAGAATGTGCCACAACTCATGCGAATCATCGGCGAATCCACGGGCTAAATATACCTACATAACGAACAAGGAAAAACATGGGCGGTAACGACAAATACATGAAAAAATATTATCCTGATGCTTTACCTACCAAGGTACAGGGCAAGGTCATAACTGAAATGAGAGAAGTAGCAGCAGCTACTCCACCGGGCTGTTTCATGGAGGTAGGTGTGTATCAAGGAGGCACTGCTTGGCACCTTTGTGAGGTAGCTAAAAAACAGAATCGTCAGGTATTCTTGTATGATACATTTGAAGGTATTCCGTTCAAGGACGATATAGATCATCACAAAGTGGGTGACTTCAGTGACACTGACTATGAAACAGTACGCTCTCAGCTACCTTACGCCACAGTGATCAAGGGTATATTTCCTGACAGCGCCGTGCCCATGCCCGCCATAGCGTTTGCACACATCGATTGTGACCAATACCGAGCTATCAAAAACAGTGTAGCTCACATACTGCCTATGATGGTGCCAGGCGGCGTGATTTGGTTCGATGATGTGGTTGATTGGATTCCTGGCACCATGCAGGCCATCAAAGAAATGTTTGGCGATCAGTACATAGTAAGTGCCACCAAAAAAGTCTATGTAAAAATTCCTTTGACTTCCGCATGAAAATCTACCAATACAAGAATCACGAGGAGTATGTAGCGGCCCAGGTCGAGGCCAATGTACGCAAAATCAAGAATGTCTGGGTAGATCGTCACACGATCAAAACCATCTCTGCCAGACATGACCATGCGCACCGTATACTTTGCCATGGCACCAGGAATGCCGCGGAACAACGATATTTCCAAGAGTTTTTTCCTGCGGCCTGGATCATGGGAACTGAGATCAGTCCCACCGCTGATCAGTTTCCCATGACTGTGCAATGGGATTTCCATGAAGTAAATCTGGATTGGACCGGTACCATGGACATCGTTTACAGCAATGCTATAGATCATTCCTACGATCCTGTGCTGGCACTGAGAACATGGGCAGATCAATTGGCCCCCGGCGGTACCTTGTATGTAGAACATGCTTATGCGCCAGAAGACAATTATGCCCGAGCTTCTGATCCATTGGAGATACATGACCCGGAACTGAGAGAAATATTTAATGAATTGGGCCTTGTTCTGTCAACCACCTTTGACACCACAGGTATCAAAGGTCGTTGTCCTTGCAGAGTATATGTTTTGAATCTCTGATATGATACACCCAGATTTTTCTCAATGCCGTAGCCTACAAGAACTGTATGATCAGGCCTGTGTGCAGTTCACTGCACAATACGGTGAGCATTTCGTGCTTTACTGGGAAGAGATCAAACGATTGGCCCAATACTGCGACAGTTACAAGGAGCTGGGTGCTTTCCAAGGAGTCAGTGCGGCTGCAGCGATGTTAGGAAATCCCAACATGAAGTTTGTTGAGTTGATAGATGTGACTTTTGAAAGACTTGTACCACACCAGCATGTGTTCAAAGATTTCTCTGGTGCGCTCAATCTCAATCAAACCTCCAGCGTTGATCCCAACATGGTCTTCACTGATGTGGATATGATGCTGGTAGATAGTTTGCATGATGCCAAGCATGTGATTCAAGAACTACGGCTACATGCTTCTCATGTGAGAAAATACATAGTGTTTCATGATGCCAAATATCCCCCGATCAAAGATGTCATAGACCGGTTCGTGATTAAAAATACACAATGGAAATATCTGATCTATGACGACCGCAGTTTTGGATATGCTGTGATAGAAAGAACACAGTTATGAAACACGTGGTTCAAAGATACTGGAGCACCAGGATTCCAGATCTCATGTACAGTTGTCCCGGATTCGGCGACATCGTCCATAGTTGTCTGCTGACCTATCTGTATGGACAAGCCCATGGCGAACCTGCTACATTACACATAGCCAGTCATCAAAACAATCGAGACAAACCACAGATCTGGGCCGAAGTCCTGGAGCTATTTCCCCACGGTTCTGTGTCGGTGGAGTGTCATAACACTCGCGATAGATCATATACCGACAGAGATTTCCTGGATCTGGTGCAACAGAAGTATCCGGATGCTGTGTTGCATTACTACGAAAAATATCCTGGTAGGTTGCAGAAAGTGCTCCAGCCCAGTTTTTTCGTAGATGCATACATGGCCAACTATGCTCGACTACCAGGCCGGGCCATACCGGAACCCTTGGATCTTCCTGAACGATTTGCCACGTGCCAGGTAGATGCTTCTAGCAAAAAAAGACATTTACAGTCAGACCAGTTGCAACGCATCAAAGAAAAATTCCAAGCACTGGGTTGCGAAATCGTCACTGTAGGAGGTCAGGCACGAGATCCTAGATTGCGCCGAGCCACTTATGCCGGGTATGCCATGAGTCGTGCTCAGTATCACATCGGAGTAGATAGCGGTTACATGCACATGGCTCAGATGTATTTTGAACCCAAGAACATTTACCTTTATACCAACCGGCCAGAAACAGACTGGGAACACCATTTGAAAATGGCCAGAGATCACGGATGTCATATCAATGACTATTGAAACCATACAACATCAAGGTCAAGACTATCCTCGATTCCAAAGCGAAGGTTTCGCTGCGCAGTTCGCCTGGCCATTTGCCCAGCGGCTGTGTCGTGGTCGAGGTCTTGACATAGGATGCAATCGCCCAGAATGGGCTTTGCCCGGAGCCATCATGATCGATCCTAACATCGATGTCAATACCGATGCCTATGATCTGCCCAATGATGTGTTTGATTATATCTTCAGCAGCCATTGCCTAGAGCATTTGCCAGATTGGGTACGGGCCTTGGATCACTGGGGTACCAGACTGAGAAAAGGCGGTGTGCTGTTCCTTTATCTTCCTCACTACAGCCAGACCTACTGGCGGCCATGGAACAATCGCAAACATGTCAGCGTGCTAGAACCTCAACATCTGGAAGATTATCTGGTGTCAAGAGGTTATAACAAGATATTCGTCACGCCCGGGCATGATCTCAATCACTCATTCTACGCTGTGGCAGAAAAATAGATCATGCGGGCTTTCGTGATCACCCTGGTTCACGATGCTGTCAGCCAAGCGGCCGCTGATCGTTGTATAGAGTCTATCCGTGCAACCCAAAGCAAATTAACACCAGAGATCTGGCCAGCGATCACTCCAGACACCTTGTTTGATTGTGAGTGGCGCTGGCCCACCACGAAAAAGCAGATCTGTTGTCGGACTGGGTTGGAACTCCGGGCTTATAAAAACGCAGATGTGAGGAAGAGAATAGCCTGCGCCCAGAGCCATTATCGATTGTGGGAAAAATGTGTGGAATTGGACCAACCCATCTGCATCTTGGAACATGATGCTGTGTTTTGCCGACGATTTGATTTAGAACATTGGCAAGCCGGTGCCCTGTCCATTAACGATCCCCGCAGAGCCACATTTAACGCAGATCATTATCATGATCAATTGATCGACGGGGAAAACGAAGTACCTTGGGTCGCCGATTCTTCGATACCCCAGGGCCTACCTGGCCACAGTGCCTATGTCATACAGCCTTGGGCAGCACAGCAGGTCATTGAAGCACAGGATCAAGTGGGATGGTGGCCCAATGACGCCATCATGTGCCGCCAACTTTTTCCTTGGTTGAGGGTGTACCGCCCCTATTTCACAGCACTACAACCTATCAAATCCACTACAAAGAATTGAAATCTCTACCCATTAACTACCTATAAATATCCCAATGAAGAACATAGTACTGATAACCGGCGGATTTGATCCAGTCCACAGCGGACATATCAAATACATCCAAGAGGCCAAGGCCCTGGGCGATATCCTAGTGGTAGGAGTCAACAGTGATGCCTGGCTCACTCGCAAAAAAGGTCGGAGTTTCATGCCCGTAAAAGAGCGTGCCACGATCTTGCGTAACATAGTAGGCGTGGATTTCGTCATTGATTTCGACGACAGCGACGGCTCGGCCAAGGATGCCATACGCTTGGTGCGGGCCAGTTATCCACAAGACCGGATCATCTTCGCCAACGGAGGCGACCGTACCAACGACAATATCCCAGAGATGGACGTTGTAGACGACAACATCAAATTTGTGTTTGGTGTAGGCGGGTTTAACAAAGCCAATTCTAGCTCATGGATACTTGAAGAATGGAAAGCACCACAGACTCGTCGCCCTTGGGGATATTATCGTGTGTTGCATGAGGGTCCGGGCGTCAAAGTCAAAGAACTCACAGTGGAACCCGGCGCTGCTCTCAGCATGCAACGGCACCAGCAAAGATCAGAATTCTGGTTGGTGGCCTCGGGAGAAGCCACAGTATACACATTGAACCGCAGCACAGACATGGAATTGCAAGGCCGATATCAACGTCATCAGTACCTACACATCGGTATGCACGATTGGCATCAGTTGGTCAACGAAGATCCTAATCCACTGAAGATAGTGGAAATACAGTACGGCGATCGCTGCGAAGAAGAAGATATCGAAAGGCAAAAGATTTGAAGCCTATCCCTGTGTTTGTTGGATACGACCCAAGAGAGGCTGTGGCCTATCATGTATGTGCCAATTCTATTATAAGAACAGCATCCTCACCGGTGGCCATCATACCCATAGCTTTGAACCTTTTCCAGGACTATCAAGAAACGCACACCGATGGTAGCAATCAATTTATCTACAGTCGTTTCTTGGTACCATATCTCATGAATTTCCACGGTCGTGCTATCTTCATCGATGGTGACATGATCGTGCGCAGTGACATTGTAGAATTGTATGAGAGCCTGGAGATAGGCATGGATGTGGCAGTGGTCAAGCATGACTATCAGACTAGGATGACTGAAAAATACCTGGGCAGCAAGAACGAAAACTACCCCAGGAAGAACTGGTCATCAGTGATCGTATGGGACTGTCAGACCTATCCCAACAAGCAACTCACGCCAGAATTCGTTCAAAAACAACCCGGCAGTTTCCTGCACAGGTTCTCGTGGATCGATAACGATCGCATCCAGTCCTTGGACCCTGTGTGGAACTGGTTACCGGATGAATTTGGACCAAATCCAGATGCCAAACTCTTGCATTACACTTTGGGCACCCCTTGTTTCCATGAATTCGCTGACACACCCCAGGCTGAAGAATGGCATCGTGAACGCATGCTCACAGATTATTGTTTGCAGAAATCTCAATGAAACCGGAAGTGATAATTGATCCTTGCCGGTATCCCACACAAGTGCTGTGTTTGGATCGCAAGATGGAGGCACATCCGCGCAAACATCGTCAAGCCATATTCGCGGACACATTTGCCCGAGGGTGTGATGGTATGGTCATGAGTTCGCAGGCTGCCTGGCACCTGCCCCAGTCACATCCTTGGTGCATCAGAGGTATGAAACTGGGCAGATCTGTGCAATACTGTTGGGAAACAGGACGCACTTTCTATTACATCGACAATGGATACTTCGGAAACTCTGTGAAGAAAACCTGGTTCCGTATCATCAAGAACCATGTGCATGACATCCGACCGATCATGGCCAGAGATAGGTCCAGGCTAGACCGATGTGTGGGCGTAAAAATACGACCTTTCTATCCTGGACGCAAGATACTAATAGCTCCACCCAGTGAAAAAAGTCTCACCCTGTGGGACATGCATCCTGAAACATGGGTGGCCCAGGTCCGGGATCAGTTGAAGACCTTGACCGATCGCCCCATTGAAATAAGGCTCAAGAGACCCAGACAAGAACGCATGAAGGTAGATACCATAGAAGAAGCCCTGGCCGATGACGTGCATTGTCTCATTACCTACAACAGCGTGGCCGCATGTGAAGCAGTGATGCTGGGCAAGCCTGCCATCTGTCTAGGACCCAATGCAGCTTCGGTAGTTTGTAGCCAAGATCTCGCAGCAGTAGAAAATCCCAAGATACCCAGTGATGACGAACGAGAAGCCTGGATGCGACACCTTAGTTACAGCCAATTTACCTTCCAGGAAATGGCAGATGGTACAGCCTGGCGTGTATTGAATCGATGACTATGTTGGGGTTTGGACATCAATCTTTTGTTTTACCTTTTTTACATCACGTGGGTGGTCGCATGGCCACAGCCGAAGAGATCCTGACCAACAGGACTTTGCCCATGGTGTTGGCTGGACCCAAGTCCATGGTACCCATGCATGCTCAAAAATACGGACTGGATTGGTACTATATCGATACCGGCTACATTGGCAATGGCATCACCAAAGCCTGGTTCCGGGTGACCAAAAATTGTCATCAGAACACTGGACCCATCATAGATCGCAGAGATGATCGTATCCGAAGATACCAATTAGATACCACTCGTTATGCCAGAGGTCGTCGCCTAATGGTTGTTCCACCCGATGACAAAGTTTGCACACAGTTTGGGTTGGCATCGTCTCAGGCATGGCTGGATGATATTGTGCCCAAAATCCAGTCGCTGACTGATCGAGAAATAGTGATCAGATCAAGGCCTGCTAGTCGACATGTGAGACAGACAAGTAATCGTTTTGTCGATGCCTTACAAGATGATATCAACGCTGTGGTAGTTTTCAACAGCAATTGTGCAGTGGAATCTGTGATGCATGGAATACCCGTGATTTGTTTAGGCGAGAGTGCTGCTGCACCCATGGCCGGGGATCTACAGCAGATAGATGCACTGCCAGATCTAGACACTGATGAAATACAAAGATGGCTCAGGCATCTCAGTTACTGTCAATTTACCAAGAAAGAAATGCAGTTTGGGATATGCTGGCGGATACTAAATGAAAGATAAGAAGTGTCTGTAAATCTCACCCGACCGGCTTTGCTGATCAGTCCAGTGAGCAGCTGAAAGGTCCCAAAGCCATTGTTCTCTGTCAGGTGTTGCTGGCGCTTCAACGTTGGCAATATCATGATTGGCCACAGACCATGACACGCAATCGTTGTCTGCTACAAATATTGGAATGCCTTGCAAAACAGCAGCCACGCTGGCCGAACTGTTGAAGAACACCGCTGCCCATGCACCTGATAGATCGTCCTGTATGGTACTACCTTCGGGATTCAGTTTTACTCCTGGCAGATCTCTCAGAGCATTCATATCGATGGGATTTTTTGGATGAGGTCGAATCAAGATGGGACGACGAGTCACAGCCCGTATCTTGCGTACTGTTTGTTGAGTCCAAGCCCACATGTCTGTGCCCTTCATAGACCACCCACCATCGCGTTGCAAGCACACCAGGATGTGATCTCCTGTGGCACGCCAGGGTGCGCACCGTAATCCCAGTTCGTGACTTATATGCTGCCATTTTTCCGGCCCACTGTTTTTGTTTGCATAGATGTTGGCGTTATAATAGACCCCGTCCAGACTGTATCTAAGAAATCTGTTGTGCAAATCCGCAAACTTAAAGCAACTTCCATCTATGGGCATGACTCGATGACCTCTCTGTGCTTGTTGGGTGATGACATCTTGTCGCAATTGTATGTGTGGCCCTTTGATACTTTTGCCTACCCACCCTAGGATCACTGCCAGTCGGCAAGGAAGTACTCTGCGCTCATGTTGTAACACAACCGACGCACCCTGCGATCGGGCTCCTGCTTCAAAAGCCCGTAGTACCTGTGCCTTGCGGTCGTGGTCGGCAATCTTTGGTAGGCTGGACATGTAGACTACTACATCATGCATGATATCTCTGGATGATGTCTAGTGCCAGTCCTTGTTGTATTTCTGTTTCTGTAAACTGACTGTAGGTCAGCGCACACAACCAATCACCAAGGCCGCCACGATAGAGATCATTGATATCTTCAATCCTGGTCCGCGCCACAGGTTGCGTGATGTGAGTGTGCAAGGTGATGATAGGAATGCCCAGCCATATGGCCTCTATGGCCGCAGCACTGCTGTCAGAGATTACACAGTACACATCCTGATCATTCTTGAGATCGTCGTACAAGCTCGAGCGGGTCTTGCGATTGTTGTCTTTGATTCGGAACTCTAGCGGCCTGTTTGTATGCTTCCGGATTTTTTGCTTGATATCCAGCCTCCATTGATCTACTGTGGTATCGTGCAAAGCATAGTGTCGATCGCTGGCCAATACCACTACTATTCGTTCTCCTGATGTGCGCCATGGCCGTGGCAGACTATCCAGCTGACTCAAACGATCTGCAGGGAAATTGCGCTGTTGAACATCGTGATGGAGATGGTTGCGCACCAGCCTGTGGTATTTTTTGCCTTTTGTTATGAAATTGGTGTAACCGGCATCTATAAACCAAAAATCCTGTTTAGTCCTTTGCCGGTGCAGCAACAACTCAATATGCTGATTGCCATGGATCACCACGCTGTCCGTATCAAACACCTGCGCTGCATTTGTATACATCTCAGCCCGGTCATCCAATTGGCAGGCAAGATCTTTGGCCATGCAATTGATGGCAGCAATATCTATGCCACGATTCTTTGGCAACCGGCTTGAGTTATCAGCCAGCCATCGGCACAGAGGCCTGTACCATTTTTTGTAGTGCTTGACTATATTGTGGTAATAAGATTCTATGTCTGATTTCAGCAAAGTGTTTACTTCACCAAAATCAACAGACAATACCTGAGTTTTAGCAAACTTCTTTTTGTGTTTGTCGATGTATTCTTGCGTGCGGAAAGCGGTTTGCGGAAATCGGCACAGGCGGCGTTTCAGCATGCGTCTTGCGAGAGGTTGTACTATCTGTTCGAGATTCAGCAAATATTTCATCGACACCAACCCATGACATGATCATTGTTTACCGTATGTAGTATGACAGCGCCCCAGTTTTGCAAGGTTTGCAAGGCCCCTGTGGTATCACCGTGTCCCACATCACTATGCTTTTTATCTTCTATCACGATGATTGGACGATATTTTTTAATCGTGGCTTCTGCACCTCTTAATATTTTGTTCTCAAATCCTTCGCAATCGATCTTGATGTAATCTATCTCTGGAAACTCCAAAGAGTCTAAAGTGACCATGTGCACCGTGCCCTGGCCGTAGGATGCTGTGTCTACATGTGTATGCCCGGTATTGCCCTCAGTTATAATCATGTCCACCATGGTGTTGCAATCTCCCAGGGCAAGACCCAATAGTTCAAGATTGGTAGCAGGAACATTTTGACGAAGACACTGACTGAATTCGACCACGGGCTCAAAGGCCACTACATTTGCGAATTCAGCGCAGAGATCTTTGCTCCACAGTCCGACATTGGCTCCTATGTCTAGGGCTAGATTTTTCCGTGAGCAACGATCAATGCTGATCCGGCGTACCTTGTGTTGATAAACAGCCTCACCACCTTTGTTGACATGCTTAGTCAGCATTTCGGCGAAATGGGTGTCTTGGTCTGGAAACCACCATCCGTGTGCTTGGTACATGATTATCCGTTGGTCACGATCTTTTTCCAGTAGGGATGATCGAGATGTTGTTTGATGTCTTTGGACATGCTCCTGCCTTGCGATTTACGAGATCCTTTGGCATGATCCATGCATGTGCCCAATACACTGTTGATAAAAGGATGCCCGGCCAGTTTGGTATTTTGGTCATGATTTAGATTATGGAAGACATTTTGTTGATGATATTTCCTGCGGACAATGTCCCATATGTAACTATCATGCCACTCCGGATTATCGAATATCTTGTCTGTTTCATACATTCCAACAAAATCGCTGATAAAATCCCTGGTCATTGAATGATCAAGATTGTAACCAACCCAACCACACTCGCTGTGATATCGTTCACCGCGACCTAGATATGATATCATTGCATTGCCAGGACAAATGGCATCGAGCCACGAGAGGGTCACCTCACTGTGTGTATGGCTGTCAGCGTCCAACCAGATCATCCAACCAGAATCAATCAGGCCTGCACACAACGCAACACTAAAGACTTTGTAACTGAATCTTACTGCGTCCCAACGGAACTGTTTTTTTGGATCAAATATGCCAGGTGGGCCGGCACGGCCATGAGCCAAATCGTTTTTGGCATGGCGATGCAAAAAATCTCTCAACATGGGGCTTTGTTCTACGAGATCTACGCTGCTGACATTTGAGCGGGTGATCTTGGGTGTGCAATGCTCAGTACATACCATGAGTTGAACGTCCGACGGCCAAAATTTTTCAAAACTATCGATCATCCGCTGACCGTAGGTATCTAGACCAGCCTGGTTGAAAGTGGTAATTACGGTATACTTCACGCGATATTTATGGTCAAAAACATAGCATATTTTCCTTCTCAGGCCGCCAGGAACGCACCCCCAGTGATGTCGGCTTTGCTGTCTTCTCTCAACCAGGCAGGAATCAAAGCCATTGAAAATAATCTAGACTGCGATGCAGCCTTGATCTGGTCTGTGCTCTGGTCGGGTCGGATGTCTGCTAATCGACCTGTGTTTGAACATTACACAGCACAAGGGCGGCCCGTGATCGTGATCGATGTGGGATCTCTGCATCGAGGCCGGACTTGGAAAGTGGCCATCGACAATGTCAATGCCTTGGGATATTATGGACATCAACATGATCTTGACATGGATAGGCCCAACAAGTTAGGTGTGCAACTTGCCCATCCAAAGAATCGAGCAGACCACATATTGATCGCTTGCCAACATCGTGCCAGTCTACAGTGGGCAGGACAAGACACACCAGAGATATGGGTACAACACAAGATACAACAAATCCGCAGTCATACAGATCGCCCTATAGTGATCAGATCTCATCCAAGGTCACCACTGAAGAATCTCACTGTTCCTGCTGGAGTCAAGATACAGGCACCTAGGCAACGACCCAATACCTACGATGATTTTGACATAGATTATTCATGTCATGCAGTGGTCAATCACAACAGTGGACCGGGCATACAAGCGGCCATTTGCCAAACACCCGTGATAGTTGACAGATCTAGCCTGGCTTGGCCGGTGTCGATAAGTATGGAACATATCAATGGTGTGCCAACAAAAGACAGAGAGCAATGGTTTATAGAAATATGTCACACGGAATACACCCTGGAAGAATTAGCACAGGGACTTTGGTTGACGAGATTGGCCAATAAGTTATGAGTCATACATTGATCGATTGTGCCTGTGTCATCCACGGAGACAAGTACGACTGGCGTTATGTAGAAAATCTCCGTCGCATGCTGGATCGTTGTTGTACCAGAGATATCCGATTGCATGTGTGGACAGAAGCTCGTAGATCCGTGCCCGGTGATTACATAAAACATGAGCTGACCGAGTGGCCAGGAGTTTCCGGTCCTCGGAAATCATGGTGGTATAAGATGCAGATGTTCAACTCTAAGAACATGGTGGAGGCGCCGCTGCTATTTTTTGATCTTGACACTGTCATTGTCAACAACATAGATTGGATCATGGACCTGCCCTTGGACCGTTTTTGGGCAGTGCGTGATTTCCGTTACCTCTGGCGATCTGACAGGCAAGAAATCAATTCCAGTATCATGTATTGGGACCCTGCGAGATTCCATTGGATCTGGGATGGCTGGCTCAAACAAGATCGCAATGCCATGATCAAACGATTCTCTGGAGATCAAGACTATCTAAACTCAGTGTTGCCCCGGGACCAGATCGGCTTTTTAGATCAGCATCGGGTACTGAGTTATCGGTGGCAGATCAAAGATGGCGGGTGGGACAATCAAAGACGAGCACACCGCCAACCCGGAGCGGGTGCAAATATCCCCAAGGACTCTTCCGTGATAATTTTCCACGGCAGTCCCAAGCCGCATGAAGTGCAGGAACGGTCTATCCTAGAACACTGGGGTTGACCAAAAAACCCTATTTCTGTACACTTACAACATTGAAAGACATTCTCCGCCCCCGGCAGAGATCCAGGGTAGCCCGTTTTTAGGGCGTAAAAACCTAAGTCCGGGTCTATGGATCTGTTGGTAAGTGCTTACTAACCTAGTGTTTAGCGGCGGTTGACCAAAAAAACAATAAATCGTATAATATTTGTATAGTAAACAAAATAGGAGCGTAGCAATGACTACTCAAGTACAGATCCTGAACGGGACATATCGCAATCAACCAGTTTCGGGCATGACTTTTCCCCTAGTCCGTGACTTCCAAACTGACGCCAAAGGCGGCAATGTAGTGGTAGCCAACAATGGCGTGTTCCCGGGCATGCCGGAGCAGATCCGAGTTCGTGTGAGTTCTATCGATGACATCAAATTCGTAGGAGACAAGCCTGTGTCAAAGCCTGACAATGTAGTAGAGTTCAAGACTGCTCCCGAAGCAGAGACCGACGAGCAGGTCATGGATCGAATCGAAAAGAGATTCAACATCCTGGACGACATGACCAAAGCCGCTATCTCAGGCGACATCCGTGCCATGATCGTGGTGGGCCCTCCCGGAGTAGGCAAATCCTACGGCGTGGAGTATCAGCTGGAGAAGGCTGGCATGTTTGATCAGATCTCCGGCAAGAAGATCAAGTACCAGGTGATCAAGGGGGCAATGACGCCCATTGGACTGTACTGCACTCTCTACAAGAATTCGGACCCGCGCAATGTGCTGGTGTTCGACGACTGTGACTCGATCCTCTTAGACGATGTTGCGCTGAACATCCTGAAGGCTGCTCTAGACTCGGGCAAGAAGCGTCGCATCCACTGGAACGCTGACAGCTCGATGTTGCGCCGAGAAGGTGTGCCTGATGCTTTTGACTTCAAAGGTTCAGTGATCTTTATCACCAACTTGAAGTTTGATCACCTCAAATCAAAGAAACTGCAAGACCACTTGGAGGCTCTGCAAAGTCGGTGCCACTTCCTGGACTTGACCCTGGACACCACCCGCGACAAGATCCTGCGCATCCGCCAGATCTTCCGCAAAGGTGACTTGTTCCAGGACTACGAACTAACAGCCGAACAAGGCGAAGAGATCGTCCAGTTCATGCAGGACAATCATGCCCGGCTGAGAGAGATCAGCTTGCGCATGGCACTGAAGTTGGCCGATCTCACCAAGATAGGCGACAACTGGCAGGCTTTGGCCGAGTCGACCTGTATGCGTCACGGCTAAGAGCAGTACCGGGTCGCCGTTTACTGTCTAGCTCCTAGGCGATCCGTTTCTGAGGTGCCCTTAAAACGGCACCTCTTTTTTTGACCATTAAATATCAACATGCCCGAAGTTTACATCACCTGGTCAGATGGTCTCAAGGTACCAGTGAAATTGTTTGACAACCCCGTAGCACACTATTACCATGGTTGCATAAAACATCTGCGGCATGTGGATCTTAGATTTGGTGCTAGAGAGAACCCCTATGAATCAGACGCACAATCCCGGCAAGAATTGATCGAACTTTTGCTTGATTGTAGGTTGGCGTCCGCGGAGGAGATCAATCCAGATCTTTTACATGATCAGCAATATCTGAATCGATTGCATGACATCTATGTATCCCAGTTCAGCCAAAATCCAGAAGATGCAACCTGGTTAAAAGCGCATGATATAATCCATTTGTTGGAAGACAAAAACAAGAACAATCGCAGCCATACTGATGTTTGGTTTGACTATGGGCCAGCGGCCGGACCTTTGATCAAACCATTTGACAGATCATTCCTGGAATACGCTCAAACAACAACATACCCTGGCCTGTGTTTCCTACATCAGCATGAGCTGGGCAAGACTCCTTATCAATATTTCTGTGACAGAGAACCGGCCGATCTCCGGCGTATCTGTGAATTGGCCAAACCTTGGATCTGGCTGAAGCCTGTGATGCACATCGATCTTGATGGCATGGTCAAACCAAAAAACATCGATGGATTCAATCAATGGTTTGAGCCCTTCAAAAATGACTGGTGTCAACATTGGAATCAAACAGGTTGGCAACCTTGGGAAATGTCTGCTATAATTCCAATTGGAGTGGTTGATGATGTGCAGGTACTAGAATCAAGATTCCAAAACTTAACATATCCTAAAAGAATAACACTGTGAGACAAGCCCGTTTGATAATCCGTGACGAAGTCAATGTCAAAATCGAAGGACTGGAACTGGATGCCAGACGAGCTCTAGTGAACAAATTCAAGTACGATGTACCTTACGCTCGCTATCTGCCCGCTGTGAGATTAGGACGCTGGGACGGCAAGGTATCATTTTTCCAACTGGGTGGATCCACTTATGTGAACCTGTTGCCCGAGATCCTGCCAGTGCTGGAAGAATATGACTATGATGTTGAGCTCGATGACCAGAGAGAGTATACCACCACTTTTGAATTTACTCCAGTGGTAGAGGATACATTTTCACAGTACACTTGGCCCAAAGGGCATCCCCAAGCTGGAGAACCTGTTTCTCTCCGTGACTATCAGATCGAGATCATCAATGACTTCTTGGCCAATCCACAGTGCATACAAGAAGTGGCCACGGGTGCTGGCAAGACCGTGATGACCGCGGCCTTGAGTCATGCTGTCACGCCCTATGGTCGTAGCATCGTCATAGTGCCTAACAAGAGCTTGGTCACACAGACCGAGAAGGACTATGTCAATCTCGGACTAGACACCGGTGTGTTCTTTGGGGACAGGAAAGAGTTCGGCCGCCAACATACCATCTGCACTTGGCAGAGCCTTAATGTCCTGCTGAAGAATACCAAGAATCAATCTGCTGACATCACCATCGGGGAGTTCTTGGAGGGTGTGGTATGTGTGATAGTGGACGAAGTACACATGGCCAAGGCTGATGCATTGAAAACCTTGCTCACTGGCGTGATGTCGCAAGTGCCAATCCGGTGGGGTTTGACAGGAACTGTGCCCAAGGAAGACTTTGAGTTCCAGGCCATACATGTGAGCTTGGGACCTGTGGTATCGCGCCTGGCGGCTGCTGAACTGCAGGATCGAGGAGTGCTGGCACAGTGCCATGTCAACATCGTGCAGTTAGTAGACCATGTGGAGTACAACAACTATCAGAGCGAACTCAAATACCTGTTGGAAGAGAGCGGCAGATTAGATACCATGGCCACGCTGATTGCCGAAGTCAACAAGACCGGCAATACCTTGGTGTTGGTTGACCGCATCGCCCCGGGCCAGGAGTTGGTAAATAGATTGCCGAACGCGGTATTCATATCCGGTGCTACCAAGGCTGGAGAAAGACAAGATCACTATGACGAAGTGGCTGAGGCAACAGACAAAATCATTGTGGCTACCTATGGAGTTGCTGCGGTTGGCATTAACATTCCCCGTATTTTTAATCTGGTGCTTGTTGAGCCTGGCAAGTCTTTTGTGCGTGTTATCCAGTCAATTGGCCGTGGGATACGCAAAGCGGAAGATAAAGACTTCGTACAGATATGGGATATTACATCGACTTGTAAGTTTGCAAAAAGGCATCTGACCAAACGCAAGGCCTACTACAAAGATGCTAGATATCCATTCACCCATGAAAAACTGGAATGGATGAAATGAAACGATTGTTGGTAGTAGGTGATAGTTTCATGCAAAGAGATCCGGAGTTTCCTGGCCAACACTGGAGCGAAATGCTCTCGGAATATCAAGTTATAAATCATGCCCAGTCGGGCATGAGCAATGCCATCATCGCTTATAATCTCTGGCAGGGATTAGAACACAAGCCCGATGCAGTGATATCAGGATGGACCATGCCAGACAGATTGGAATTTGTGAATGATCAGCCAATGCCTGTGGACACACATGAACCTCCATATCGATGGCTCAGCAATGGACATATACATAGAGATCCTGATCGATCCATGGCAGTGCGGTATTATCAGGCGACGACCTGCAGCGACATGATGGAGATAAAGAGTTATCTCATGGTCCGTTGTTGTCTTGTAGAGTTACAGCGTAGAAATATAGCATTTGCTTTCGTGCTCAACGGACTGAGCAATAATCCAGCCAAACCTCTGCATCCCTGGAACCATCTCATGCTCGACGATTTCCGCAGCCATGAAATTTCATTAAATCTAGCAACCAGTGGCATGTTCAAGCCCCGCCCTGGTTATCATGTGGACAGCGTAGAATGGCAATCGGGATTCGCACAGCATTGCCGGACTATCTTAGAGAAACAATTTGGGTAATCTATACAAGAAATCACAGACCATCGAGCACATTGGCGCCACTGATGTATTCGTAGAGATTGGAGCATCTCAGGGGTGGGATGGATCCACACATTTTCTAAATGCTGTGGCCCAAAATCTTGGCACGATTCTTTATTCAGTAGACATTGATGATAGGGCTGAGATTTTCCGATATATCCCGGGCGTGGTCGGCGTACAGATGTCCGGCAGTCAATGGGCACGCGATGTGTTCCCCGGACTAGATCAAAAGATAGCCTTGCTATATCTTGATAACTTTGATTGGGATTGGAATAATAAGAAGTTCCAACACATATTTGATCAACAAAAGATAGAATATCATGATAAGTTTGGGATCAGTCTTACCAATAGCAATAGCCAGATGGAGCATCTATCGCAAATGATACATCTGCTCCCTCACATGTCAGAAAATGGCATAGTGATTTGTGATGATACTTTGATGCTGTCAGATGGTACTTGGACCGGCAAGTGCGGTCCCACGGTGGTATATCTGCAGGCCATGGGTTGGAAAATATTAGAAGTCGAATCGGAACCAGGATCTTTTTCAGTGATGCTGGGAAGAAATCATTGACATCAAGATAAAATTTGTTATAATAAAATCATGCGTATATTAACCTTAGACAATACCCCTTACGAACTCGATACTCTGCCCGAAGAGGTAGACGACATGCGTTTCGCCATACTGGACAATTCAGATCCTAGCAACCCTGATTATCATTACATACCTTTGATCTTCCTGGAAAGCTTCAATGCTCCGGCCTTGGTGCTGCGTGTGGGAGAGCACACTGTAAGGATGCCTGTGGATTGGCAAGTCTTGATCGGCGAACCAGATCTAGGAGATCTAGAGATGCTGCCTTTGACTTCGATCAACGATCGTGGATTCAAAGTTTTCCAGTTCAATCCTTTGACCAGTTTCCGTCCCAGTTTCCTCGACATTGAGATCGTAGATGTGTATCATGAAGTGTCTTGGTATGCGCCCAAACTCAAGAACGGACAGATGCTGTGCGTGCCTCTAGGGTCCGAAAGTGAACCGGAATGCATCTACTTTGTCAAGGATATCAGTCGCAACTGCGAGATAGTGGATTATAACAAGGCCTGGTAACATGGAACAATATGAAAAAGGCGGATCAAGTCCTCTGCCGGAAAAGAAATCCGATCTTGATGCTGAAATACGGCATCTCAAAGAACAAATCAAGGCGCAAGATGCCGTGATCAGAGATCTACAAACTGACATAAGGCGCTTGAAAAGTAAACTGGATCGACACGCTGTACACTTGAACAAGATCGCCCGTGGATAAACTTTCTATACAAAACGAAATGGCACAGTTCGACAACAAGAACCGCCATTTCTATGACAGCCTTACTGACGAAGAGCGCAAGAAATTCAGCAACTACCTCATGATCCGTTGGGGCTCCAGCGTGCAAGGATCAAGGGATCTGCAGGAGTTCTATGTCGTGTCCACTAACGAGAGGCTGAACAAACATTTCTTTGCAGTCAACCGGCATCCAAAATTACAGTGGCTGATGGCCACTAGTGTGAGTCCGGGCATGGGCACACTTCGCCATCAGTGGATCGCTCCCAAGAAAAAAGAAGCTGGCAGCAACGAAATCAAGAAAGCACTGATGGAATTATATCCAAACATGAAAATGTCAGACATCGATGCCCTGGCATCTATCACGGATAAAAAAGACATCAAGGAATATTTGAAACAATCAGGAGTAGAATGAATGGATATTGATAGCGTGTATGAATGGTTAGATTATGACCACTGGGCACAGGTATGCACCAAGACACAGCGCGGCAAGGGCTGGCGATTCGATCAGAGCAGCAACGATGGGGAAGGTGTTAAATTTTGGTACATGGATCTCCAAGACGATCCGTTGTTCAACACCACCTTGCTCAAGAAAATCCAATCTGACACGCAAGTGGACTGGGTCCTGGACCGTGTGTATGCCAACGGCCAGACCCACGGACTCTGTGGCAGTATACACCAGGACGTGGAAGATGTGGAACCCGGCCGATACTATACCTTGCTCTATTACGCCAACAATGAATGGCGTCCAGAGTGGGGTGGTCATACCATGTTCACTACGGATCATGGGGTAGTCACACGATATCCCACCCCCAACAGCATGGTGTTTTTCGATTCCACTATTCCACACTGTGGACTAGAACCCACTAGACATTGTCCCGATCTGCGTGTTACAGTAGCATTCAAACTACACAAACCTTGACACAGTTTATCTGCCAATATTGTAAAAAGTCTTTCCAGCGAGAGTCGAGCCTGGCTGTGCATGTCTGCGAGCCCAAGCGCCGGTATCAAGAACGAGATGAAGTGGGTGTGCAGATAGGAATGCAGAGTTATCTGCGCTTCTATGAGATCACCCAAGGTTCTGCGAAGTTGAAAACCTTTGATGACTTTGCCGAAAGTCCTTACTATCGCGCATTCGTCAAGTACGGTCGATACTGTGTGAGCATCCGGGCTATAAATGTCAATCGTTTCACTGAGTGGTTGTTGAAGAACAACAAAAAGATCGATCATTGGTGCAGGGACAGTGTGTATACAGAATATCTTATGGATTATCTTCGTCGTGAGGCTGTGAGCGATGCCCTGGCCAGAGCCATGGAGCAGGCCATAGCATGGTCAGAAGACACAGGCAATCCTGATCGAGATTATCTGCGATACGGCAACAGCAATGTTGTGTGCCATGCCATCACCACCGGTCGAATCAGTGCCTGGGTCGTGTATAACTGCGATTCCGGCCAGGAATTGCTGTCAAGACTTAGTTCGGAACAGATCGCTATGATATGGCCCATGATCGACACGGATTTCTGGCAGCACAAGTTCAAAGATTATGCAGCAGATGTAGAATACTGCCGCAATCTGTTGCAAAAGGCTGGATGGTGAAAAAGATAATAATTGATTTCCAAGGCGGGGCGCACGGAAACTATTTAGAATTTGTTTGTAACAAATTTTTAGCCAATGTACAATGCAATGAATCGCCTTTTGATTCCACGGGCGGTAGTCATGACAAAGTCTATCAAAGCGAAAAAGTTTTCCACTGCGGACATTTTTCATTTTCGTCGACCGGTATGGCAAGATCCTTTGACGGTGTGATTGCTATCAAAATAGCGATTGATGATTTGCTGCCGTTATCGGCAATCAGTCTATTGAGGGCCGGGGGATATGGTTACAATAATCAATTTTTAGAAATCGATACCTATCATAAGTTTAACAATGATCGTTACCGCTGGGTGTTAGATAAACTGATCGACTCATTTTTCCATTCGCAGATTGAAACCAGCTACAAGGCAATTAAAGATCCTTCGTGGCCTGAGGTATACACCTTGGATGATTTTAAATCGCTACCAGAATGGATCCAAAAAGAATGTACTGATATCCATGGATTTATTCCACTGGAGCTCAATGAAAATCATCCCCATTGCCCCAGATTCGTACTGAGAGAGTTTTTCAAGATAGGATTCAAAGACCCTTCAAAAGCCGGTTTCATCACACAACAAACAAAGATGCAATATGCAACCAGTGTCAAAATTTTTGACTTTCCTTTCTCTTGCTTTTATCACAAGTCTCAGTTTATCGATCAACTCACAAACTTGGCTCGATTTTTTGGGTTCGAGATATCTAACAAAAAAGACCTAGATACATTGCATGATACTTTTTTAGAAAAACAGATTTACAAAGACCATAAGCAAAATACTGATACAATTTTCAACAGGATCATCCAAGGGGAAATATTTGATTTAGATGGTATTGATTTATTGCAAGAGGCCTACCTAGAGGCCAAACTTGAAAATCTGTATGGCAAAGAATCCAAGGTATCTCAAAATAAATGGTTTGCCAATAGCCAAGAGGTCATGGAGTATTTCAATGGATAAATTTTTGTGATATCAATTTTTAGAAAAATCATATGAAAGCAGACATTGATATAGATTTTGCTGACCGTGATAGCATACTGCGTTTGATAAAACACGTGCCGGCCCGGCAAAACAACGACGGTCGTTCTCGCCGGCATAATTCGGGCGTGTACGTCACAGACATACCCTATGATCCAGTTCTGGATTGTGCGGCGATTGAGTATGAACAAGCCGAGGATTGTGGTTATTTCAAACTGGATTTCTTGAACATGAGTGTGTACCAGGCCATACGAGACCCTGAGCACTATCAGCAGATGTTAGATAAGGATCCTCCTTGGTCGAGATTATGGCAGGATCCAGAGTGGGCACAGCAACTGGTCCATGTGGGCAACTACACTGACCTCCTGGGGACCATGCGCCCCGACAGTATACCTAGGATGGCTGCATTCATATCTGTGATACGGCCCGGCAAGGCCCACCTGCAAAACCAACCATGGGATCGCGTGTTTGAATCTGTATGGGACGGTGATGACAGCCGCGGCTACACCTTTAAAAAAAGCCACAGCATTTCTTATGCCAGGCTAGTGGCCTTGCACATGAATCTGTTGAATTAAGGTAATTTACGCACCAGCGTGATACTTTTGCGTTTGCTTTTCTTGCGCATGATATCATTGAGGCTGCACACCGGACCGTGTACGATCTCTAGATCTTTGTTACTGAAAGTCCGTAGATAAGGTCGGAAAATATCCCATTCCCCACGCAGGAATATGTTGATGGGTATGCTGCGGTTACTTTCCCACCACCATGCATTGGCCAGATCCAAGAACTTGTGCCTGAGCGAGGATTCTTGTATGTTTCCGTAATCATAGATCGTGGTTATTACATCATCGCGATTTTGTATTATGCCAACGTATTCATTACCGGAATGAATACACAAGGTTATGAACGGGTATTTTTCAGCTAGTCTTGAAAAGATGTTATCAACCATATGGTCATATTTACCGAAGTCGTTTCAAGCGGTAAATAAGGGACAATGTACTCCACGCCTGTTTACCTATATCAGCAGATCCAGCCGGTGTTACTGGTAGACATCAGTGGCAGCTATTTCAATGCGAGGTGGAACCCTGTGTATGCTAAAAGTCTAAAACTAAATCTCGGAGTGGACAATGTGATCTTGTTCCAGTTCCAGAACCAAGATCAGAAACCGGTCAATATCACGGGGGCCACTTTTACCTTCCGTATCATCAGCCAAAACGGAGATAATCTCCTATACGCCAAAGAATTGACCACCCTTAATGCAGCTTTGGGTCGTGCCCGCGTGTTGATCACACAAGCCGAGACACTGAATTTCCAAGCACAGCCTGCCAGTTACAGCATAGAAATGACATCGGGCATACTGAACCAAGCTGTGCTCACCGATGCTTACACAGGCGCACGCGGCGACATAGACATCGTGGACTCGGTGTTCCCTGCTTTCGTGCCCAGCCAAGAATTGACCATACCCAATCAAGCACCCAATGCCAATGTGTACTATACTTCTACACTGACCACACAAGGTAGTCGCTTGACCACGTTCCAGATAGACACGCAAAATCTGTCAGGTAATGTGCAGGCCCAGGGCTCCAGCGATGCCACGGCCCAGACTGTGCTTTGGTATGACATAGATTTCGAAGATCTTGCCACTGGTAACACAGTCAGTAATGTCACTTTCTCGAACAGCACCGAAAGATTGGGGATCAATGTCGAGGGTTTCCATCCTTATATCCGACTGGCATTCCTGCAAAACAGCGGAAATGTGGATCTGATCACTTATAGATGAAGTTCAAAAAAATCGTAGGTTTTGGTGATTCATGGATGTACGGAGACGAGCTGCTTGACCCTGAACTAGCTCGTGCAGATCCAGCAGCCCATACATGTTGGGTACAAAACACTGTTTATCGAGAAAAACATTGCTTCTTGGGGTTGCTAGGCAAACATTATAATTTACCCACGGAAAATTTTGGCATACCCGGCGGTAGTCTTGACAGCACCATGTGGACCTACCAATGGTGGCTGCAGCATGAATCCGATCCTAGATCTTGCTTGATTGTGATTTTCCTTACTGAAAGCAATCGTTTTTCACTGTATAATCCCAATCATGTACACTACAGCAACGATCCTCCCTGGAATAAATTTGTCCACAGCACTTGGGTGCATTTTGGCAGCTCGGTGATAGGACCCGATTTTACCGATCTTATCAAACAACACATCGTGCTCACGGAATGTCGGGATCTAGATGCACTGAGATATCATCAAGCCCTGTTATTTTTTGACGGACAACAGGCCAGGATCGGCATGCCTATGATCATGACCAATACCATGCCAGCACCCAAAAATTCTCCCTCAGTCCAAACTCTGCTATGGCCGGGCTTTTCTTGGACTTTGTTTTTCCGTGACCACCCAGGCAATCAAAATAGAGAATTAATCATGCCAGGCGGCCACCCAAATGAATTAGGCCACGAATTGATCCTTGACAGGTTGATTCCTGAAATAGATCGTGTTATAATCACTGAGTGATTGATTTACTAATCTATCTTCCCAGCAAGCGAAAGCAGTCTCATTCCGGATGGATATCTTTCGATGCCCCCTGTTGTGTACACAACGGTGAAAGTGCTGATCGTCGAAAACGAGGCGGCATAAAAACCACGGATCAAGGTTGGAGTTATCATTGCTTTAACTGTGGGTTCACTGCCAGCTTTGTGATGGGCAGGAATCTATCATTCAAAGCTCGTAAATTACTGAGCTGGATGAATGTGCCACAGGAAGAAATCGAGCGTATCAATCTCGAAAGCCTTCGTCACCGCAGCGTGGCAGGCATACTCGATGAGCGGCAGCGTACTGCACACATCCTGCAGGACATAAAATTTGAAGATCGAGAACTGCCAGAAGGATTTGTGATCATCGACGAACATACTCCAGATCATCTTCGGTATCTAAGAGAACGATGCGTTCCTTTGGATTATCCCATGGGAATGAATGCCGGGGTGCCTGGTGAAAAATGGAAACCTCGGCCTGGGGTGATCATCCCTTTCACTTATGACAATCGCATAGTGGGTTATACCACGCGGTATCTCGATGACAAGACGCCCAAGTATATCCAGGACATCCAGCCGGGCTATGTGTTTGGTACAGATCTCCAACGAGATGATTGGCAACATGTGCTGGTGATGGAAGGAGTGTTTGATGCACTCAGTATCGCAGGCTTGGCAGTGTTGCATGCTGAGATCAATGATGCACAGGCAAGATTGATACGCAGTTTGGGCCGAGAAATAACTGTGGTACCCGACCAAGATGCTGCTGGTATGAAGTTGGTAGATCGTGCAGTGGAATTGGGGTGGGCTGTAAGCATGCCCGACTGGCCCGCACATATCAAGGATGTCAATGATGCTGTGAAGCGTTTTGGTCGCCTGGGGACATTGATACATATATTCCAATCGAGAGAAACCAGTCGTATCAAAATCGAGTTCAACAAAAAGAAATTGTTGAAAAAGTTTTCTTAAAATGAGCCAACACAAAGTAATAATAGCAGCGGTGCCTTATGTAAACACTGCCCGTCCATTGGCAGCACCGGCTGTGTTGAAAGCATCTTTGTCAAAACATGGAATCGATGCTGTCGCATTGGATCTCAACGCGGACGTGGAAAATTATCTTCAAAAGCACAAGCACAAACAAGAGTTTGTTTGGTTTTTTAAAAATCAAATCATCTCTGAGCCGATAGTCGACGAACTTGTATCAATGATTGATCATTGTGCGGAAGAAATACTAATGCACAAACCAACAATAATTGGATTGAGCCTTTTCTGTTATTCGTGTCAGCATTTTACAGCGTGGCTCTGTGCGGCTCTGCGGCAAAAATCCCCAGATACCAAGATAATCATCGGGGGGCCTGGATTACAACTACTGTCTGGTATGATAGATTTTAGCTTTCCGGCGAAACTAAAGAAAAAAGGATTGATCGACGACTATATCAGCGGTGATGGGGAAATCTCGTTGGTAGAGTATGTGAAAGGAAATTTAAATTATCCCGGCATCAATTCATCACAGTGGCAACCAGTGGACGATCTTAATTCATTACCAATGCCGGACTATTCAGATTATAGATGGCACAGGTATGCGGAAAAAAGTGTACCAATTATCGACAGTCGTGGTTGCGTACAAAATTGTGAGTTCTGTGATGTCATCGTTTATTGGAAAAAATTCCAATGGTTGAATGCAGACAACATTTTTAATCAGATGATGAGCCAGATGGAAAAATATGGCTATACTAAATTTGAATTCCGTAGCAGTGTATGTAATGGCAATCTCAAAGAATTTAAAAAATTGCTTAAACTATTGAGCGATTACAATTTAAATCAAAATTTGTATCCAACTGAACGCATATCGTGGGATGGAAGTTTTATAATAAGAAGTGCATTGGTGCATAACGAAGAATTTTGGAAACTCTTGAAAGACAGCAATCCAGAACGGTTATTTGTGGGAGTCGAGAGTGTGGTGGAACGTGTACGAGTACAGTTAGGAAAAAAATTCTCAAATCAAGATCTTGACCATTTCCTAGAAATGACACAGAAATATCAGATTCCGGTGAACTTGTTGTGCATTTCTGGTTACCCAAGCGAGACCGACGAAGAGTACGAAGCAAGCAAGCAATGGTTCCGAGATCGTAGCAAGTATGCTAACAATTCGGTGGCAGGTGTGCAATTGTCTAGTTCTTCAGTATTGCCCGGGACACAACTTGAAAAAAACATACACAACTATAAAATGATAGGACAAAAAATATCAGGCAAAGAAAAACACGAGGAACTAGAAAAAATTATCAAGGAATCTGGATTCCGACTGTTAGATTACAATCTGATGGATCGACCGGATTGAGCCATGCAATATAAATTCAGCTTACTGTTATTGGTAAAAGATATGGATTTGGTTTTACACGATCGCCACGGGCAGGTACTGCCCACAAAAATAACAGATCACGGTGACCTAGTTGAACTAACGACCAATATTTCTTTGCCCAACAAAGTTCAACTGTTATTGACGAAAAAAAACAATCCTGGCTCGATCGTTCTCAAAGCGGTATTGTTAGGGCATCTAAAATTCAATGATTCTGCCTTGGAAAAACTATTCGTATATCATCATCAATTTGGAGCAAGTCAGAGTGTTGAATGGGAGTATGATGGTTGTGTGGAATTCCAAATATTTGAATTTAGTGCAATTAAATATCATTTACTGATGAACACTCGGATCTGAATTGAAAATTACTTTATCCATTTATAATATAAACTTATGTTAAAAGATTACGGAGTTGATGTCCAGCGACTGTTCCTGGAGATGATGTTGCAAGATGCACAGAGTTATGTGCGTGTGCAGAACATCTTCAATCCAGAGAACTTCGATCGCAGCCTGCGTGCCGCGGCCGAATTTATCAAGGAACACTGCGATCGGCACAAGACCATGCCCGAGCGCACACAGGTATCTGCGACCACTGGAGTCAAGCTGGAGCACATTCCAGATCTCAACGAAGGACATTTTGATTGGTTCCTTGAAGAGTTTGAAGGATTCACCCGCAGACAAGAACTGGAACGGGCCATCCTGAAGTCAGCAGATCTCTTGGAAAAGGGCAACTTTGATCCGGTAGAGAAACTGATCAAAGACGCTGTGCAAATCAGCTTGACCAAAGACATGGGCACAGATTACTTTGATGATCCGCGTAGCAGGCTCATGGCACTGAAGAGCAACAACGGGCAGAACAGCACAGGTTGGCCTGCGCTGGACAAACTGTTGTATGGTGGTTTCAATCGCGGTGAACTGCAGATCTTCGCTGGGGGATCAGGATCAGGTAAGAGTTTGTTCATGCAGAACTTGGCAGTGAACTGGACACAGGCCGGACTCAACGGAGTATACATCACTTTGGAACTCTCAGAGGGCTTGTGCTCTTATCGCATAGATTCCATGATGACCAATACAGCAGCCAAAGAGATCTTTCGAGACATCGACACAGTGGAGATGAAGGTCAAGATGCTGGCCAAGAAAGCCGGCAAACTGCGCATCAAATACATGCCAGCACAGAGCACAGTGAACGACATCCGTGCGTATCTCAAAGAACTGGAAATACAGACCAAGGTCAAGACTGACTTTTTGTGCATCGACTATTTGGACTTGCTGATGCCGGTGTCAGCCAAAGTAAGTCCCAACGATTTGTTTGTAAAAGACAAATATGTTTCAGAAGAACTGCGTAATTTGGCCAAAGAACTCAATGTGCTGTTTGTCACTGCTTCGCAGTTGAATCGTGCAGCAGTGGAAGAGATCGAGTTTGATCACAGCCATATCTCAGGTGGTATTTCCAAGATTAACACAGCGGACAATGTGTTTGGTATCTTTACATCAAGAGCCATGCGCGAGCGTGGCCGCTATCAATTGCAGTTGATGAAGACTCGATCCAGTTCGGGAGTGGGGCAGAAAGTCGAACTGGAGTTTGACATTGAGAGCTTGAGGATCCGAGATCTCGCACAAGATGAAGGATATCAGGAGTTCAAGAAGCGTGCCCCAAGTATCTATGAAAGCATCAAGGCCAAGTCCACGCTAACTGACGGTGAACCCAATGCCACTGTGGCCGATGAGCCTGGAAAGATCACAGCAGAAGTGCAATCAAACAAACTCAAGCAATTGTTGGGGCAGATCAAGCAAGGTTGAGATATTGATCGATGGCCATGGCCTTGATATCCTTGCGAGGCACCTGTAGGAACTGGCTGCCGTCTCGGCTCTGGCGCTCTCCTTGCCCAACCAACACCGAACCTGAACTGTATTTCACAGGATGATCCACTATGAGATCCACATACTCCCCTTCGCCTACTCCTAGAGTGATGAAGTGGATGTACTTTTGTTTGTCTCGGCGGAACACACGGCTGTTGGCCACGATGCCAGCAAACTCAAATTTTTCTAAGTAAAGATTCCGCAGACCCATGCCAGGCAAGAAGCCAGGCGAGTTCCAGCATCCGTGTTCCAAGAATGATTCCACAGGATCTTCAGTGATCCAATTATCAAATCCCAGATCCCGTAGATCCCAACCTGCACGCTTGGCTTCGTTGCGATAGACCCAACGGGCATAACTTCCTTGGCAATGTTTGAGAGCTGCCCTCCAAAACTCTCGCGGGTTGTGTGCCTTCTGATAGGCCAGGGCCCAGATCAAACGGCCAAGATTCACAGCATGAGCGCGGCACAAGCCGAACCCACTTAGACTCTGCATCGCTTGATATATGGCATAACGGTCAGGATGATCTCCCAATCGAGCCATGAACTCCATGACCTTTTCTTCGTTGCGTTTGGCAAACGCACGACGATACATGTCGGCTTCATATGCGTTGACCGAGATCAGTTTCATGATCTTTTCTATGGCATCGTCTTCGCACACTATGGCCGATTCTTGCACCGATGTCTTAGTCCAGTCATGGAAGAAACTGGCTTTCTTCCGACCTTCCACGGCCACTGGACGGACCAAGGCTGTGGCAAAAACACAATCTTCCACTGATGTGGGTCGGATAGCGCGGAACAGGCGACGCATGGCCGGCGATTCTCCCTGGGTCACACCCAGCACATCGCCTCTCTGCAACAAGTCAGCGGTGAGGTCGTCTTCTTTGGGATACTCGTGTATCATGCGAGAAGAATCGATCTCCATGAGTTGGCTGAGTCCACGATTGGCTAGGATGTCAACTTTGAGATGTTCGAGATCTTCTACTTCGTTTTTGTCCAGCAAGATGAGATTGTCATCACGAAACAGGCTCTGTGGTAATTTACGATCAAACACTATGACACCGCCGCAGTGTTTTGACAGACAGCGTTTTTTACCGATGAGTTTCTTTTCTATGCGCTGAGCCTCTTCCACATCCACACCCAGTTTTTCATAGTCGATGTCTCTGGGCAGTCTGCCCTTGGCACCCAATCGTTTGGCTGCTTCTCGTCGTGCTGATCGTTCTTTGTACATCACATAGTTAGAGATGCGGGCTGTTTTGCCGGGCCAAGCATCAAAGATACGCTGCATGGCCAGTTCTTGCTGGTGGTGAGGCACATCAATATCCACATCGGGCAAGTCGTCTCTGAAGGGATTAAGAAATCGTGCCAGGGGAATGTTCCATTCTATGGGGTCCACATCAGTTATGCCCATGAGATAGCATACCAAGCTGGATCCTGCTGATCCGCGTGTCATGTGTGGTATGTCCGAATTGAGATCCAGGACCCGGCGGATTTTGAGGAAATAGTCCGTGAATCTCTGGTTGATGATTATGCCAAACTCTTCTGTTAGTCTTTCCTGATATTCTGCAGTGTCTGGACAAGGTCTACGAAATTCTGCCAATAATGATTCGATCTGCTGTAATTCTGTCGCCATGATATGTGCCTTTAAATATGCCTGTGTGATATTTACAATTGGATAAAAGGTGCGAAATAATTATGACTTATGAAATTTTTCCTGGTAAAAAAATCTTCCCGATCAAAACAGATACAGCCTGTTTGTTGAAATGGGCCTGGAGCACGATCAACTTGGGAACAGGAAAAACCAGTAGTTGTCATAGAACCGAACCATATAAAATCGATCCTGAGAACTTCCAGGATTTCCACAATCTACCAGAAAAAATACAGGCTAGAGAAAAAATGCTTCAAGGGCAATGGCCTGGCCACGGATGCGAATATTGCAAGAATGTTGAAATGAATGGTGGCATGAGCGATAGACTCATGACGCTTGAGAGATCTCACGGTCTTGACAAGATACCGCCGGAACTTTTAGTGGACCCAACTGCTACTTCGGTGACTCCTATTATCTTAGAAGTCTACTTCAACAATACTTGTAATCTATCATGTGTATATTGTGATCCTGTATTAAGTTCAAAATGGAATGATGAAATCAGGAAGTATGGCGACATAGAGATAGGAAACTTTAAAAAAACTTTTCATATTGCATCCAATGACAGATATCAGCGGATGATTTCTGATTTTTGGTCCTATCTTGAAACCGACCAAAGATACAAGATAATCAGACATTTCCAACTGTTGGGCGGGGAAAGTCTATTGCAACAAGAATTAGATCAAAGTTTAGACTTCTGGGAACATCACAAAAATTCATCTTTGACTTTTAATATGATTACCAACATGATGTTGCCTCACAAAAAATTTGTAGAAAAAATGCAGCGATTCGAATACCTAGTAAAAACGGAATCTATACTGCAATTAGAGCTTACCGCAAGTCTAGATTGCTGGGGCCCACAACAGGAATATGTGAGATGGGGGTTGGATCTCGAAACATGGCAACAAAATTTTGAATGGATGCTTGATAAACCCTGGTGCAAACTTGCCATACACAGTTGTATCAGTTCGCTGACGATCAAGACCTTGCCCGAATTAATTGAAAAAATAAATCACTGGAACAAAAAAAGATCTCCAGAAAATTTTATCGAACACTCTTTTGATTTGGTTGTAGGAGAGCCTCAGAAGGTAAATGGCATGCATCCCACTGTGTTTGGCGGAGGTGTTTTTGATGAGGATTTCAGTCGAGTCATCGATCTTATGCCGGTTGATACTGAAACGCAAAAAACCGCCAGACAGCAGATGCAAGGGCAAGCTCTGTTTGTTAAAAATTCAGTGAAAAATACAGAACGCATCAAAACTCTACAGGCATTTCTTGATGAGTTGGATCGAAGAAGAAAGTGTGACTGGAGAACATTATTCCCTTGGTTAGATCGAGACTGGGATCTCGTCAGTTAAAACCGCAAGATATCAAAATCTATAAATAGTACAAAGGTTTGGAAAAATAATGCAAAAGCGCACCCGCAGCATATTAGAAGAATTAGACGCGATGTACACGGAAAAAAACGCCGATCGTGATCGCCGCTATATCATCGAAAGCCGGGCGCAAAATGTCATAGCCAGTGCTGTGAGATTGGTCGAGCAGATCGAAGCCACTTATCCTGCTGACCAAGCAGAGAATCTGGTGCGCAAACTGCTGAACGCAATCAGGACCAAAGACGCGGGCAAATTCACCCGATCAGTGAGACGAACAGATGCAGATCTATGAACTAACACAATCCAAGCAACAACTAGATGAAATCGACATCGTGGGCGGTATCAAGAAAGCCGTGGGCGGAGTGCAAGGAGCTGTTGCTGGATTCCAACAGAGCCAGCAACAACGGGCTGTGCAACAGAACACACAAGGGGTGGCCAAGGCTGCCATGCAACAATGGAACAACAAGGTCATACAACTCACACAGGCAGCGGGCGGACAGCCAGTGGATCCGGCCGAATACGAAAATCAGCTAGCAGACTTTGTCGAACGAGTGATGCTCCGGAGCTACAAAATCGCTGACATGGAACCACAGAGCCAGCAAAGGATTGAGCAAGCCATTGGTCAGGTAGTTGCAGGTCGCAACGATCGCCGTGCCTTGGCGCCAGCTTTTGAAAAACTCACACAGCAGGCCTTGGTCGCGAGATTAGATCCTGCCAAATCATCATATCAAAGTCCTGCTGCACAGAAGACCGTGGGCCCAGGTGCCAAACAAGCTCCAGGCACAGCACAACAGCTCAACCCCACGCAAGCCAAATCCGCGGTTTCTCAAATCATGCGCAAGGCCAATGTCAATACTTCGGCTGTCGCCCAAGCCGTGCAGCAGGTCACAGGAGGCCCAGTGACTGTGCAGAGAACCAACAGTACCGTGGCCAATGCCCTGCTCAAGTCCATGGGATTTGATGTGCAATGAAACTCGCAGAAGGTGGTAATGTATTCAAAGACGCCCAGGGCAGCCCTCGCACCCAACGCATCAATCTTGCCGACATAGCACCCACGGTACGATGGTTAGAAGGCATCACAGGCTTACCATTACAAGACAACATGCTGGGATCTACAGGACTCAAACCCACATCGGGTGACCTGGATCTGGGTGTTGACAGCAACAAAGTCAACAAAGAAGAATTCTTCAAACGCCTGTCCGACATGATCGCTGCCCGCGGCGAAGATCCACGCGACTGGGTACGCAAGTCGGGCACCGCAGTGCATCTGCTCACTCCCATAGCCGGAAGACCCAGCACAGGGTTTGTGCAGACAGATTTCATGTTCCTGCCCAAGCCCGACTTTTCAAAATGGATCCTGCGCCAGGATCCTGCTTCAGAATACAAAGGCGCCACCAGGGCCGTGCTTATCAACTCCATGGCCAAGAGCATGGGGTATAAGCTCAACCAAATCGCTGGCATCGCCAACAGGGATACCAACGAGCTGATCACTGACGATCCCGACGAGATCGCTCGCATGCTGCTGAATCCCAGAGCCACTCGTGACGATCTCTCTTCGGTTGAGCGCATCCTGGCAGTGTTGAAAACAGATCCACAGAGAGAAAAGAAAATCGCAGACTTCCGTGACCATATGGAGCGGGCCGGTACACCCATCGCTGAAAACACGGATGTCTATACTGAATATAATGAGATAAACATCATGGCACGCCTGCGTGATCGCATCGTCAATCAAGGCATGCAGATCATAGTAGAAGGAGTCCGTATCGAGCACCCCGAAGACATGGTGCTGGATCAGGGCAGCCGAGGACTGAATCAGGCTCTGCAAGGCATCCTGACAGCGGCTGCTCGACCCGAAAGCACCACAGTGAAATGGGACGGCCGGCCAGCTATCATATTTGGTCGCAAGCCCACGGGTGAATTCGTGCTCACAGACAAGGCCGGATTCTTGGCCAAGGGCTATGATGGGTTGACCACATCGCCCGAGCAGATCGAGCGCATCATGTCTGCTCGCGGAGGCGAGCGCGGTGAGCTGATCAACATCTACAAGAAACTGTTTCCCTTGTTGCGAGCAGCCACACCGGAAGATTTCCGTGGATACATCCAGGGCGACTTGTTGTACACAGATACTCCTCCTGTGAGAGACGGTGCATATGAATTCACTCCCAATACCGTGAAATATCGTGTGCCCAAAGATTCCGATCTTGGGCAGAAGATCGGCGACAGCCAAGTGGGAGTGGTCATCCATACTGCCCTGGCAGAACCTGGTGCACCAGCCACGCCTATCCGTGCTGCTGCCTTGGACACAGTGCCAGGACTGTTGATCTTGGATCCTAGCCTAAAAGAAACACGCCAGATCAAATTACGAGACAGCACAGTCCGAGATGTGCAAAAAATCATCGCCCAGTATGGTTCGGCCATCGATCAGTTGTTTGATCCACAAGAACTGCGAGCCAGGAAGATCACGGACTTCCCACAGTTGATCAAACAGTATATCAACAGCCGTGTGAGATCGGGCTCTTATGACAATCTCATACAAGGCTTTGGCGAGTGGGTCAAGCAACGGGCTCCTGCCAAGGCCCCTCGCATATTTGACTGGGCCACTGCCAACAAACAAGGCGTGGCAGCAGTGTTCCAGGCCTTCTTGGACATCTCCAGTCTCAAAAACGACCTGGTGCGGCAACTGGATGCGCAGGGCCAGGACGTGCAGGCTTCGGTCAACGATGAGCCTGGCCACGAAGGCTATGTGGGCCAGGGCATGAAGTTTGTTGACCGCATGCGATTTTCTGCGGCCAACTTCGCCCAAAACAATCCAGAATTAGCCTAGCAGACACCATTTCTGTCATCTTTGGTAAATAAAAGTAGACCTTCAATGGTCACTAACTAGGAGAAACAAAATGGCTTATTTCCCACCTTTTAACGGTGATTCGCAACCAGTATTTGCACTGGACATCCAGAACGGTCCTCAGACTGGCAATATCACTTCTGCTGCTCTGGTACAACCTCAGGGTCCCAAACTTGACTTTTTCAAAGTCATCGTTCAGAATGGTTCTAACCAAGCTCAGAACCTTTGCTCACAACTGGGCTCTTACAGCTCAGGCGTGTTCACACCTGGTGCCGTGAACGCAATCAACCAAGGCATTCAACAGACCGCTACCATCGCGATCTATCAGGTTGAAGCAGATGCCACAGGTCAGATCTCTTATGCTCTGTACCCAACTGGTGCTTACACTGCTGCTACACTGCAGAGCACCATCCAAGGTCTGGGCAACATCCAGATCACTGCATCTGATGGCACAGTCACAGGCTTGAACGTTGCTGGTTCTGATGTAACTGACAACGGTTTCAAACTCGCTTAATATCGAGAGCAACTGTATCACGACAACCCCGGAAACATTCCGGGGTTTTCTTTTGGCCGTAAATAATGCCATGCAACCCATACCTATTTGGCCCACTATGTTTTACGATTGCGATTGGTCCGATCACGATCGCCACGTCGACAACATCAAACGAGTATGCTATGAACTAGAAAAAAACAAGCAAGTCAGTGGCATCGCGCCTGATGCCAAGCGCGGTTTGTACGAAAGTGGCTTTGATTTCTTGAACTATGACGACCCCTCGATCCGTGCGCTGGCAGAATTTGTACGAGCCAGCATCTTCCGTGCCGCAGCTGATGCCAATCGTAAATATTGGCCCGCGGGAGCCAACATGGCGGTCAACATACACGAATCGTGGTGCCATATCACCAGAGACGGTGGCTATCACGACATGCACATGCATCCGGGCAGTTCATGGTCGGCTATCTACTACGTTGATATCGGAGACATGGACACAGCCACTAAAAACGGTGCCAATCGTTTTTACAATCCCAATCACACCATGTGGAACGACATGGGATCGGCTTACATGACTGCCAGTACCAGCATAGATTTCCAAGCCGAACCTGGTATGATGATAGTGTTCCCTAGCCATATCCCACACTCGGCCCTGACTTATCGTGGACAGAAAGATCGTATAGTGATTGCCGTCAATGCTCAGATCATGCAGGTGAAACATTGAGGATCCGGTGCTGGACCACCTTTGATATAACAACCACGGGTGTTAAAAATAATTTCAATATTAATCGACTGCCTTTTCGAGATCAAGCAGGGCAAGATATCACCACCCAGCAACAATGGCATCACAGTCGCAATCAGCAACGAAACTGGGATACCATCAATCAGCTGCTGAGCCTTAGAACTTTGCCGCATTCTATCACCACCAGCCAGTGTGACCAGAGCGGTGATGTGCGCATTTGGGAATTCGTGTTTGAGATAGACCAGGACGATGCATTCGCCGAGGGTACTGGGATTTTTGGCGCGTTGGAACGCGACTGTTTGGGTGTGCCCATGATCACTGGGCTGGGGGAAACTCCTGGGCAGACGCAGACACTGGAGCCCGGTAGCAACATTGGCTTCCAGCCTGTGACCCATAAATAAATCATCATGCCAGACACCACAGACATCGAGAAAAAAAGCCTGGAAGCACACGTGGAATTATGTGCCGAGCGTTACCGTTTCCTAGAACAAAAACTGGGACACATGGACGAAAAGATCGAGACCCAAGGATCTGTCATCCGCGAAGTACATGACATGGTGCAAGTCATGGGCGAAAAACGCACAGATCAAATCATGGGCTGGGGCCTGGCCATCATAGCATCTCTAGTGGGCATAGTAGGCTATCTACTGGCGACATTCGTCATAAAATGAACACCACTGCCAAATTGCGCCGCCTCCAACAGGTGCTGGAGCCAGAATTACTGAAAATTTTACCCGATGCCATATTACCTCAGGGTGATGATTATCTAGCGTTTGAACAGTATCTAATCACAAAAAAACAAAACGGATGGATGGTCATGCAGGATCGTAAAGATCCTCGGGAATTCGGGTCTGCAAGGACTGCACTCAGCTGGTGTATCGCGGAAAAGCATCATCAATCGCATGTCAGCGTGCAAATACATCAACTGGACCGAGAAAGAGACATGTTGATCGCAGATATAGATACTCGCTCTCATCTTAAATCTCGTATCAAAGACATCCATGTGCGCGAATCTGTCGATGCCAAAATTGCCAGCCGTCGGCAAAGATTACATTGGGTACAAACGAACCTAGATAAATGGGTCAATGTTGCTAAATACTGGCAGATCCGAGGATTTAATAATGAAACTTCACGAATTGGGCGCACGCCGTCCCACAGAACAAATCGCTAAAACACTGCGCGGGCAGTATGAATCTCAAGTTGATTTTGATCGACTTTCTGAGTCACAAACACGCCACATGCTGCATCGCGTGCAAGGACTGCTTCGCGAGCACAAGTCAAGTGTGAGCCGCCACTTCAGTGAGCGCAATCCCGACTATATGAAGCTGGTCATGCTGGAACAAGCCTTGGTAGCTCAACTGGATGAAAAATACCAGGGCTTCGAAAAAACCGTAGCTGCCATCAAAAAAGGTGGCTCGGCCCGAGATCCTGAAGCCGTGGCTGCTGCCATTGGCCGCAAGAAATACGGCAAAGAGCGTTTCCAAAAAGCCGCTGCTGCTGGTAAAAAGCTCGGCGAGCGTCGTATCATGGAAGCCAGCGAGATCCAGACAGCACAAGTCGTCATGGCAGCCCAGGATCTGGTCAATCAATTGCAAGACATGATGGAAGAAGTTTCCGAGATGCAGTTCAAGAACGTGCCAGCCGTGACCGACGCAGTAAAGAATGAAATCGGCACGGAGCAGGCCAGCCAGTTCCAGAGCCAAGCATCGGCTGCCTTGGCCAATCTCTTGACTGCTGTGCAAGGCGCCAAAACAGAGATGGAAGGTGCGCAAGGCATTTTAACAGGACAGGCTCCTGTGGTACCGGGCGCTGATGCAGCGGCCATGCCTGCTGCTGTTCCACCAGCAGGTGAAGAAGAATTGGATCTTGACATAGATACCACTTTCCCTGCTGACGAAGAGGAACCCGAAGCTGAAGCAGGCGCTGCTGATCTAGGTCGCGAGCGCAGATAATGCAAATCCGGGAAGTCACTGACAGCCCGGACGCCGAACAACTCATGGCTCTCAGCCAGTTTTTAATCGGTCGTTCACAGGACACATACAGCCAGAAAAAGATCTCGGTCCGTGCCTTCATCAATTTGGCTCAAAACATGGGTATCAGTCTCACCCCAGAGAATCTCACAACCATGAGCCAGCAACCGCCTCTCAGAACCATAATACAAACTGTCACACCCACGGAAATAATATTCCGTGGGGCAGACCAAGAACCAGTAACGGATACCATGACAGTGGACCAGGCTCGTAAAACAGTGGATTCTATGGCCGATCGGGCATCCAAAAAAGGTTTATAGCAGTATTGACAACAGGGTATTCGCTCTGTATAATCTAGCATAGGAGGAAGTCATGGCTTATAGTGATAAAGTCTTGGACCACTATGAAAATCCAAGAAACGTGGGATCATTTGACAAAGCAGATACCAATGTTGGTACTGGTATGGTGGGGGCGCCGGCTTGCGGAGACGTCATGAAACTCCAGATCAAGGTCAACGACGACGGCATCATCGAAGACGCAAGGTTTAAAACTTACGGCTGCGGATCAGCCATCGCGTCCAGCAGTCTCGTGACCGAATGGGTCAAGGGAAAAACTCTTGATCAGGCAGCAACTATCAAGAACACAGAGATAGCCAATGAGCTGGCTTTGCCGCCTGTGAAGATCCATTGTTCGATCCTGGCCGAAGACGCCATCAAGGCTGCCATCGAAGACTATCGCAAGAAACATGATCTCAGTCACTGACATCGCCGCTGAAAAGATCAGATCGGCCATACACCGGCGCGGTCGAGGACTGGGCATCAAGGTAGGTGTCCGCACCACCGGCTGTAGCGGGTTGGCCTATACATTAGAGTATGTGGACCAAGAGCAGGGTCTGCAACACTGTGTGGCACACTTTGATGACAAAGGTGTCAGAGTCTATGTCAACCCTGAGCACTTGGCCTATGTAGATGGTATGATCATAGATTTCCAGAAAAAAGGCCTCAACGAAGGTTTTGAGTTTATCAACCCCCAAGAAAAGGATCGCTGCGGCTGCGGCGAATCATTCCGAGTTTGATTAATCCTAGATTTGACTATAAACCACTGAGTCGGGCCACAGAAGATGGTCGTCGACTGTATGCCACACCCGATGGTAAGAAATTGCCCAGTGTCACTACCATCCTTGACCGTACCAAGCCCGAAGAAAAACGCATGGCCCTGGAAAACTGGCGTCGGCGCGTGGGCCCGGAGCAAGCCCAACATATCACCACCGAAGCTGCCAATCGTGGTACCAGGATGCACACTTACCTTGAGCACTATGTCAAAACAGGTGAACTCAAAGAAGCTGGTTCCAATCCCTATTCATGGGCCAGCCACGCCATGGCCATGACCGTGATCGATGCTGGACTGAAAAATGTATCGGAATTCTGGGGCGTAGAAATACCCCTGTATTTCCCAGGTCTGTATGCCGGAACATCCGATGGTGCAGGCATACATCTTGGCAGCGAGAGCATACTGGATTACAAGCAGACCAACAAGCCAAAAAAACGCGAGTGGATCGAAGATTATTTCCTGCAGTTAGCAGCCTATGCGCTGGCCCACAACGAGGTCTATGGTACGAAAATACGCAAAGGCGTGGTACTGATGTGTGTAAAACCCGAAACTGATGCCAACTTCAACATCACTAAACCACCTGAATATCAAGAATTCGTGCTGGAAGAGCAGGACTTTGACCATTGGGAACAGCAATGGTGGAAGCGGCTGGAGCAGTACTACTTGACCGCATAAATAACAGGTCAAACAAGGAATTCAAGCGTGGCTATCGTACAGATATCAAGAATCACCAATCGCAAAGGTCTAACTGAAAATCTACCGCAGCTGGCAGGTGCAGAACTGGGTTGGTGCATAGATAGTCGCAGATTGTTCATCGGTAATGGCACCTTGGAAGAGGGTGCTCCTGTGATCGGCAACACCGAAATACTGACCCAATTCAGTGACATTACTGCTTTGGCTGAATACACCTATACTGATTCCGTGGTTGGCTATTCCGCACAAACAGGAGCCACACCCAGCACCCCGGTGGTGCGCACAGTAGCAGCCAAACTGGATGATTTCGCATCGGTGCGAGACTTTGGTGCCCAGGGCGACGGAGTCACTGATGACACTGATGCCATCAATCGTGCATTGTATCAATTGTACTGCCGTGAACCCAACAACACACAGACCCGCCGTAGTCTTTACTTCCCCGCCGGTACCTACATCGTCACGGAAACCATAGCCATACCTACCTGGGCCAAGTTGGTGGGTGAAGGTGCAGACTGTACCTTCATCACTCTGACAGATCCTCTTGACAGCGGCCTAGTGGATTATGTGGCACAGTACGCGGACAGTTTACAACAGACTGGTGCCAACCTTGGCAGCAATGGTGCTACTTTACCGCGCAACATCGAAATATCGTGTATCACCTTCCAGAATCTTCTGGACTCCAGTTCATCAGTATTTCTTGTGGCCCAGGCCACACAGTGCTGGTTTGATTCAGTCAATTTCCGCGGCAGTTTGGGCACTACTCCTACCTCGGCCGCTGCCAATCTCATCGGCACTGAATTCAGCGGAGTTTGTGAACAGATAACTTTTGACAAATGTCGCTGGCAAGGCCTGACCTATGGCATCAATACAGCACAGCCCATAGCCAGCGTCACGGTCAGCAACAGCGCATTTTATGATCTATACCAAGGCATCGTGCTGGCCGATCCCACTGCTGTATCAGGTGGACCCACTGGATTCCGTGCGGTTGGAAACTTTTTTGACAACATCTACGAACAAGGTGTCGTCTATGGCCAGGCCAGTCTATGCGCCACGGCCTATAACATATTTTACGACGTTGGAAACGAACTCAGTGGTTCGCCGGTGACTGCCGTCATACAATTTTCCAATGATACCTGCGCCAGCATCAGTGATATGTTTGCACGCACTGATAGCGAAAACAATCAGGTAGCTCGCGTATCGGTATCCACCGCTTCACCTGCCGCGGATGCGCCGGGCACCGAACTACAAATAGGTCGGTATGCTCGTCTCAACGGCCTTACTGTCAGCATACCCGACGCCAGCTCGGGAACCACAGTGGCTACCACCAACCCCAATCTAGTGCGGGCATTCAGCATGGATTATACCATGGTCCGCGATAGCAATGTGCGCCATGGACTGTTGACTGTGACTTCGGCTGGTGTGGGAACCGCTGTGTTCACTGATGACTATGTTGAAACCACCAATATAGGTGTGGTCCTTTCTGCAGCGCAGACCGCAGCCAATTCCCTAGTGGTCACTGCCAACACCAGCAGCACTGGCGACAGTGTTTCCTTGACCTATAGTATTTCTCATCTCGCTTGAAGTGGCCCAGTGAATATGCCCAAAGATTGAAATCTTGGGTACGACTACGGGAGTCTATAGAGTCCCTTGGATCCAAAGAAATGTCATTGACGACCATCAATGATTGGTGGTTCTCTTTGCCCTGGTGTCCATACAGACTGCACTGGGACGATTGGCGCACATGGCCCGATCCTTGGCAATTGTTAGAAGAAAATCATTTCTGTGATCTTGCCCGCGCACTGGGAATCGTGTACACTATACACTTGTCTGGAATCGCCTCAACTGTCGTTTTAGCGCAAACTTCTGATCGACATTTAGTCCTGGTCGATGATGGGAAATATGTGTTGAATTGGAGCCAAGGTCAGATATTAAATATCTCATCCCAACAAATTCACATAACTAAAACGCTGTCCAGCGTGGCATTACCACAATTAACGAGTTAGAATATGACGCAGATACAAGTACAAAAAAGAGACGGAACAAAAGAAGTATTAGATCTAGAAAAATTACACCGAGTAGTATTTTGGGCCACAGAAGGAATCACAGGGGTCAGCGCCAGCGAAGTCGAAATCAAAAGCCACATACAATTTTACAACGGCATCCGCACTGCAGACATACAAGAAACTCTGATCAAATCAGCAGCTGATCTCATTTCAGAAGATACACCGAACTATCAATATGTGGCCGGGCGGCTGATTTGTTATCACCTGCGCAAACAGGTCTATGGGCAGTTTGATCCTTGGCATATCTTGGATCTGGTCAAGCAGAATGTGCAGGCAGGTTTCTACGATCCGGACCTGTTAAAAGCATACACCCAGGAAGAATGGGACAAGATCAACTCATTCATCAAACACGATCGTGACGATGATCTCACCTACGCAGCCATGGAACAGTTCCGTGGCAAGTATCTGGTGCAGAATCGCGTGACCAAAGATATCTATGAAACACCGCAGGTGGCCTATGCTTTGATCGCTGCTACCTTGTTCAGCAGTTATCCGCGCGACACACGCATGATGTGGGTAAAAGATTATTATGATGCTATCTCCACGCATCAGATCAGCCTGCCCACACCAGTCATGGCCGGAGTACGCACACCACAACGCCAGTTCAGTTCATGTGTGTTGATCGAGACCGGAGACAGCTTGGATTCCATCAATGCCACAACAAGTTCCATAGTGAAATATGTAAGCCAAAAGGCAGGTATCGGCATCGGCGCCAGCAGGATACGCGCCATAGGCTCGCCCATACGCAACGGAGATGCGTATCACACCGGGGTCATTCCTTTCTACAAACTATTCCAGGCTGCCACCCGCTCGTGTAGCCAAGGCGGTGTACGCAATGGTGCAGCCACACTCTATTATCCCATCTGGCATCTCGAAGTAGAGGATCTGTTGGTCCTTAAAAACAACAAAGGCACTGAAGACAACCGTGTACGCCATATGGACTATGGCGTACAATTCAACAAGGTCATGTACGAACGACTGTTGAGCAACGGTGACATCACTCTATTCTCACCACACGATGTGCCCGAGATGTATGAAGCTTTTTTCACTGATGTGGAACGTTTCCGTGAACTGTATGAAACAGCCGAACGCAACACCAAACTCCGTAAGAAAAAACTCAAAGCCATAGATCTTTTCACTGCATTCATGCAAGAGCGCAAAGATACTGGCCGTATCTACTTACAAAATGTTGATCACGCCAACACTCACGGTTCATTCAAACCAGATTTGGCGCCAATTAAAATGAGCAACCTCTGCTGTGAGATCACCCTGCCAACCAAACCTTTGAATGATGTTCATGACAAAGATGGAGAGATCGCACTATGCACATTGTCAGCCATCAACTGGGGAGTGTTCCGTGATCCCGAAGACATGGAACGTGCTTGCACCCTGGCCGTGCGTGGTCTCGATGCCTTGCTGAGTTATCAGAATTATCCCATCCTGGCCGCACAGATCGCCACAGAGAATCGCCGTCCCTTGGGTGTGGGCATAATCAACCTGGCCTACTGGCTAGCCAAGAATGATCTGTCATACAGTGATCCGGCTGCACTGGCCGTAGTAGATCGTTGGGCCCAGCACTGGTCATATTACTTGATCAAGGCATCATCTGATCTGGCCCGAGAGTTTGGTGCTTGCCCCAAGAGCGATGAAACACGTTATGGTGACGGTATCTTGCCCGTGGATACTTACAAGAAGGACGTGGATGAACTAGTGCCGCATCAAGATGCAGTGGATTGGGCCGGACTCCGGCAACAACTCCGCGAGCACGGCATCCGCAATTCTACCTTGATGGCCCTGATGCCCGCAGAGACATCGGCACAGATATCGAATTCCACCAACGGTGTGGAACCTCCACGCAGTTATGTTTCTATCAAGCAGAGCAAAGATGGTGTGCTCAAGCAGGTAGTTCCTGAGTTCCGTCGTCTCAAGAATAAGTATGAACTGCTGTGGGATCAGCGGAGTCCCGAAGGTTATTTGAAGATCATGGCCATTCTGCAGAAATACATAGACCAAGGCATATCAGTGAACACCAGTTACAATCCTCAGTTCTTCGAAGATGAAAAGATACCCATGAGCGAGATGCTGAAACACATGATCATGTTCTATAAGTATGGTGGTAAGCAACTGTATTATTTCAACACCTACGATGGATCGGGTGAGATTGATGTGGATCGCATGGGTCGCCAGCAGATCATGATCGAGGCCCCAGACACCTCTGTCCAGGTTGATGATGCTGATTGCGATTCCTGCAAAATATAACAATGAATAGATTACATTTTTTTGGAGATAGTTGGACTATCGAAGACGATTTTGAAAAGTTGATAGAGAATCCCATTGGTTATCCATCAATGGTCGGCAAACTGCTGAACAGGCCAGTGATAAATCATGCGATATCTGGATCGAGTCAATTAAAAATGGTTGACATAGCGATTAAAAGTAATTTAGGCCAAGAAGACCATGCGGTATTCTCTATGTCAGCACCCAGCCGTAGATTTTATTTTGATTACAAGGGACACATCGTTGATTGTCCTGTTGATGAGAATAAAGGAGCGGTGAATGATTATCAAGACAGCTGGTTATCTGCTATCACTTGTTTTATGTTGATAAAAATTTGTGAGGAAAGAAAATGCACTCCATGGTTTGTGAACATATTCAATGTCAGCTATCAGAGCGAGTGGCTACATCCACTATGGCATGCCATCCCACCAAATGTTTGGCTTTTACCACCTGACCGGTGTATGGTCCAGGATGTTTTAGATGCAGAATGGTTTTCACAGTTTAGCATTTTTAGAAACAGCGACTTCAATGATTGGTTGTCTACAAACAATGAACAAGTTATAAAATACATAAGACCATGTTACAATCATCCAAATTTATTGGGCCGTAAAAAAATAGCAGAATTTATCGCCGATAAATTAGTTCCACATTTATGATCAGAGAAAAAAAATGTCAGTATTAAATTTGAAAAAAAATCGTGACCATACCAAGAGTCTGGCTTTCCTGGATCCCCAGGGTGGTGTGGGCATGCAACGATATGACACACTGAAGTATCGTCAGTTTGACAAACTCACAGACAAGCAGTTGGGTTTCTTCTGGCGGCCAGAAGAAGTGGATGTGCTACGTGATGCCAAAGACTTCAAAGATCTCACACCATGGGAACAGCACATCTTTACCAGCAATCTCAAGCGCCAGATCTTGTTGGACTCTGTGCAAGGTCGCAGTCCCAACCTCGCTTTCTTGCCGTTGGCCACCCTACCTGAACTAGAAACCTGGATCGAGACCTGGGCGTTCAACGAGACCATCCATAGCCGCAGTTATACCCATATCATCCGCAATGTCTACAGCGATCCATCGAGGATCTTCGACGAGATGTTGAACATCGAAGACATCATCTCTTGCGGCAATGACATCTCCAAATATTACGATGATCTCATCCAATATAGCCAGTGGTATCAACTGTTAGGAGCAGGTAGCCATGAAGTCAACGGAAAAACCATCACGATCTCTGAATACGAACTCAAGAAAAAACTGTGGCTGGCCATCGCCTCGGTTAATGTTCTCGAGGGCATCAGATTCTACGTATCGTTCGCTTGTTCGTGGGCGTTCGCTGAGCTCAAGAAGATGGAGGGCAACGCAAAGATTATTAAACTTATCGCCCGCGACGAGAACGTGCATCTTGGATTCACTCAAACGCTGTTGAAACTGTTGCCACAGGATGATCCTGACTATGCAAAAATCAAAACTGAAACACAGGATGAACTAGTGGCCATGTATGAGGGTGCTGTGGAGCAGGAAGAGCGCTGGGCCGAATATCTGTTTAAAGACGGATCGATGATCGGTCTCAACAAACAACTGCTGTGCGATTATGTAGAATGGATCGCGCACAAGCGCATGACAGCCATCGGCATCCCCAACAGATACAAAGGGGGATCCAATCCTTTGCCCTGGACGCAGAAATGGATCGCCGGTGCTGAAGTACAAGTAGCACCACAAGAGACTGAGATCACTTCTTATGTCATAGGCGGAACCAAGCAGGATGTCGATGCTTCAACACTATCAGGACTTTCTTTGTAATGCTGACCATATATTCAAAAACTGTTTGCCCCTACTGCGTGCAGGCAAAAAACTTTTTACAATCCAAAAATATCGAATTCCGAGAAATCAACATCGAGGATGATGCGGAGGCTCGAGAATTTATCACTCAAAAAGGCCTGCGCACTGTGCCGCAGATATTCATGGATGATAAATTATTCGTCGAGGGTGGTTGGACTGGTTTAAGTAAGATGAGCACAGCCGATATCATGAATGAAATCGAGCTGCGCAATTCTTTACGAGACCAGACCCTATGAAACCAGAAATCAACCAAATACATACTTTTAAACTGTTGACAGGCGAAGAATTTGTCGCCAGGATCACAGAAATCAACCCGGATCACATGATCATCGAACACCCCATCATGACCGTGATCAGCCAGCAAGGGTTACAGATGATGCCTGCGCTGTTTAGTGCAAATCAGGAAAAAACTGTCAGGCTAAATAATTCCAGTTGGGCCATGATCGCAGAAACTCGTGATGACGTGCGCGACAGTTGGATACAAGCAACCACAGGCATAACACCTGTGCGCAAATCTATCATAACTGGTTAGCATGTCTCACAGGTTCGTGATCATGATCTCGGGCCAGATTCATGAATATACCAGGTACGAAGACATACCTGAGATTTTCGATCATGTGATAGAATTCTGTCCTGAAATCCCGCCAGGCCCACATACCCAGGAGCAACATGATGAGATCGATTCCTGGGTGCCCAAGTTTGAGAGATTGATGGAGATAGAAAATGCCCGCAGCAGCAAGAAAAGGTGATGCCGGAGTACCCCATTGCAGTGGTTATACCATAGCTTCAGCTTCCAGTGATGTGATAATCAACGGACGCGGTGCAGCTAGACAAGGTGATGTCAGCACTGGTCATTTGCGCCCCGGTGGAAAAAAATGTCTCGGCCACGTGGCACCAATAAGCCGCGGCTCTTCTTCGGTTTTTATCAATGGCCGCCCGGCCGCCCGAGTGGGAGATCCACTGGCCGCTTGTACAGCAGTGGCCACGGGTTCCTCTGATGTCATCATAGGCTAAGAGATGTCCTGCGGTGGCCCATTAAGTGCAGTCATGAGTGTGGCAGGTGCCGGGATGTTGCCCGGTGCCAGTGCCATCTCTGGCCTTGGTGCTGCCTTGGGACCAGCAGCTGGGTTGACCAGTGCGCTGGGCAGTTTTTCTAGCCTGCCCATCACCGGAGAGTTTTCCAGTATAGTCACCAATGCCACTGGAGTTCTAGGCAGTGGTACACTGGATAGCCTCCGCACACTGGGAGCAGGAACTTTTCCTGCACTGACCAATGCCATACCCAGTAACTTCACCAGCAGCCTTTCTACCTTGACCGGGGGAGCCACGGGCGTGTTTAACGGAGGATTCACCGGGTTGATCAATACCACTGCTACCAACATCATGGGTGCTGGCGACCTGACAAAATTTGGACAGATATTCAATTCAGCAGATGGTTTCTTGGGACAAGCCAATCAGTTGGTCAACAGCAGCCTAAACATCGGCAGCTTGTCTTCGACTTTTGGTCCATTGACCGGGGGCATGGATAATTTGATCACAGGTAGTTTCAATCAAGTCACACAGGCATTTGGTAGTTTTGGGTCGGATCTCGGCAATCTTGGTAACTTGATAGACATGGGCAATCTCGGTAATCTCGGAGATCCATCAGCCTTGGTAGGACAATTGGCCAAAGTAGGTGGCATGGTCCCAGGGGTAGAATCTGCTCTGCGTACCGCAGGACTGGATACCAGCCAGATAGCCAGCCTTGCATCCGGTGCACTTCCAAATCTCTCAGGCACAGCCAACAAGGCTTTGTTTGAAGGCATGACCAAGATCACCGGTAGCGAGCTAACTCAAGTGAAAAGCCTGTTGGGGGTGACCACGCCTAACATAGGTAACATGGCCGATCTGCTCAATCCTGCCAAGATACTGCCCAACAGTTATCAGACTCTTACTACTCCAACACCCAATGGTCTGAGAGGGATCTACACCGCGTCAGGTGCAGTCAACTCCAATCTTGAAAAGGTGTTCCAAGATCCCAATGCACCACCTTATACCGGTGACGATCCCGTGGTCCGTGCAAGGTTGGGATTGCCGCCTGTGACAGATTTTGTTTGACGAAATATCAATCATGGAATACGATACCTTAAAGAAAATCATCCCGCCCGATCAAGCTTTGGCCAACGAAGCACTGAGCCGTAGCCTTCGCCAGGTCAAAGATATTTTCAAGACCGATCTGCCCACGCTGTCGGTTGCTATAGAATCTCTAGAGAGCAACAAAGATCTCAATCTCATCAATGATCTTACCACACCAATTCCTCCCGAGGTGCAAAATTTCATTGGTAACACTTTGGCCACGGGCACAGGTCCTGGGAATACCGTCACGGTCAACGACATGATCGGTATCGCTGCCGGTAATACTGTGACCACAGTTCTGCCCGAAGTGGTCACAGCCATTGATGAACTTTCGTCCTCGGGGGCGTTGGATTCTCTCATGGCCAATACAGGCAATCCATCCAGTAGCACCAACGGCATTTATACTGTGATGTCTTACTGTCTAGCAGGATCTTATACCAGCGGCAATACAGTGACTATCCCAACTAATATCTACATACCGGGAACCCCTGTAGCCGAAACCGCAAATACTCCCGGTGAGGCCATTGATTTGACTTTTGCCAACACCTTGATACCAAATGCCAACATCTGGATTACTAATATCGCTGCCAACAACCAAGCACAGACCGCAATCAGCAATGACGCCTACGACAGCATGGCTACTCAATTGCTCTACAATCAGAACAACTGCATCCTGGCCGGCATAGACATTGGTAATGTAGTCAACGACATCGGTAATGCCAATCTAGTACCAAATTCTGTGTCCACTGTGCTAGGTCTGACCAGCAGATTACACGACATTGGAACAGACATCACCGAAGGTGGTTCTGCCCAATTTTTCCAAGCCGTGGCCAACGCCAATGTGTTGAGTGGCCAGGCCGTGATAGCAAGCATGCGAGAAGGCAGGAATATAGCGGTACTTAATGCCGCAGGCATACAGTTGGATACCCAGTTGATCGATGTCAATGCCAATACCACAGTGGCCAACAACTTAGATTTTGGGCAATACACCGCTGCACAGGCACAAGCCAACATCATCGTATAAATGTTTTTATTCTGACATCGCACGATAAATATAGTCGAGGCGTTCATGCCTTATCCCCAATCTAGAAAAGGAAAATCAATGAAAAAATTAGTAATTGCTGCGGCATTGTCCGCTATGTCCGCTGTTGTGTCCGCACAGCAAGTCACAGTGTATGGTACCATCGCACCTTCCGTCGTGCAAAAAGAAGTCAACGGTGTCAAAACCACTGTGCAAGGCAACGGCGACTATCTCAGCAGCTCGGTGCTGGGTTTCCGTGGTACCGAAGATCTAGGTGGCGGCCTCAAAGCTGGTTTCCACTTGCAAGGTGACCTCAACGTGGGCAACGGTACCGGTGATGGAACCGGTGGTGGTCTTACATTCGACCGCCTGTCTTTTGTTGAAATCATGCAGAACAACACCGGTATCCGTGTGGGCCGTTTGCAAGACATCGCCAAAGACAGCTATGGTTATTCGGCAGCTGGAACAGGCCTCACAGACCTGAGCGGCATCACTGGCTTTTCTACCACGCTGGGCCTAGGCAGTCGCTATCCCCAAAACACACAGGTTGAGACCAACCTGGGTGGATTCCGCATCAGCGGTAGTTACAGCAACGACACCACAGGCAGTGCAGCTGGTGACGGCCAAGGCACAGCCGCTTCAGCTGTTGGTATCGAAGGCGAGATTGTCAAAGGCGTTCAAGTGATCGCCACACATGCCACCAAAGGCGATGCTTCGGGCAACACCATTGGTACCAAAGTCAATGTGGGCAAAGGCGAAGTGGGCTTCCTGTATGCCACGCACGATGACGGAGCTTCCTCTCCTGTCAAGGCCAAAGCCTATCAAGTGGGCCTGACCTATCCCATGACTGCTGGCCTGAATGTTCGTGCTGGTTACGGCAAGAACGACAGCGACACCAACACACTGGATGGCACACACTACGGCGTCATGCTGGAGAAAGCATTCAGCAAGCGCACTTCAGTCTATGTGGCCTACAGCGATCTGGATCTTGACAATGGTACCACTAACGATACCAAGCTCACTATCGTTGGTATGCAACACAAGTTCTAAACCCAGTTTAGACCCAGCAAAAACCCTGCCTTGTGCAGGGTTTTTCTTTGGTTGACCAAAAAATACCATTTTGGCTATAATATAAGCATACAGTAAACGATTGGAGCCAAAATGAGTTTCGTTATCTACCACAAAGAAACCACCCGGATCTACACCTACACCCGCCACCGTCCTTGGAAGCGGGTGGAGAGTTACAAGACCATGGCTGCGGCCCGGGCAGCTCTAACTCGCTTGCAAAAAAAGTGGTTGCAAGAAAACAACATCCGCGTCAGCAACGATGGTCCCATGTTCGAGTATGGCATCGCCGACAAAGCCTGGTTCCACGATTTCATCGAAAAGCAGGTGGTCAAACACAACCTGATCACCGGTGCAGAGTTTACCGAACCCGCGAACACCCCTTACTATTGCTCGCCCTCCAGCGAAACCTTCTGGAGCCAATAGGTTGACCAATAAAGGCCATTTCGGCTACAATAAGACATCATAAACAAACGGAGCCACAGCATGTCTAAGAAACACTTTGAACTGCTCGCCAAATACATCGACTCGATCCTGGACCCCCATGCCCGCTTGCAAGCGGCCATCGCTGTGGCGTCAGCCTGCCGAGAAGCCAACTCGCGCTTTGACTGCGATCGCTTCTTCTACGCCTGCGGTGTGGGCCCGAAGCCAGCGAAATAACCATGGCCTATACAGTTTTCAAACACGATCAAGAGTATGGCCCACGGCCGGGACTGGAAGGTCCATTCCACTATCCCAACGGTCGTGTGCTCTACTACGATCCTCAGCAGGGCGAATACTGGGACCCACGCACAGATTTCTATGTGGGGCGCGATGATGTGGCAGATTTACAACAAAGCATCTTCAGTTTGGTAAGTGGCCACTGACCATCCAGTTTTTGGGATGGTTGACCAAAAAATCACCATTTTCGTATAATATATGCATACAGTAAACAAAAGGAGCAAGTGATGTCCACAGCCGTTTATGATGCACTCACAGATAGCCAAAAGCGTGAAGTCCGCATGTTTGGTGCCACCCGCGAACAGGTAGAAGTGGCAGTGGCCAGTTATCTTGCCACCCGTCAACCCAAAGAGATCGTAACCGAGATGCTGGGTGCTGCCTGGCGTGAAGCCAACTGGGGCGAACTGGAAGATGCTCGCCAGACACTGAATCGTGTGAAGATCACCATCCAGCGATTTTACATGGGCGACGAGCGTGGCTTCTTTTTCGAACCAGAGGGCCAGGCTTATAGCATCCTCAGCGACGCCCAGCACCTTATGGAGTATGACGACATCGTCCGTGCCAAGATGTGTATCGACGAAGCCATGCAACTGATCGAACAAGGAGGAAACATCCGTGACTGATATCCATCATCCCAATCCTGATGTGGTGGTGACTATCACGCTCACCGACGCTGATGTGGAAGTGTTGGAACTGTTACAAGAACGCTATGGCCGCGATGATGCCACTGGCATCCTGGCACATATCCTGACTGAATACTATGAAAGGACCACTGTATGAAGACCCTGAATGAAGTGATCGAAGAGCTGATCTTGCTCTGCGAGGTTCGTGGCGAACTGGATCTGGCGGCCAATGCCCGCAACGAACAGCGTATCGCCGAACTGAACCAGGAATACTTGCGGCTACAAGCTCTGGAACAGCCGGTTGACCAATAAAGGCGAATTCGGCTATAATATTACATACAGTTAGAAATTAGGAGCCAGATATGAATACTTCAGTCACCCTTACCGCAGAAGAGTTTACCCGAATCCATAACGCTCTTTGCTTCGCCCCCAACAAGGGACTTGAAGCCACGGTGGATGCTATCCGCGAGGCCCTGGCCGGTGCTTATCGCCAGGAAGAGCAAGACTTCGATCGCAAGATGGCCTACTACAATCGATTCAAGGACGAACACCGGCTCGAAGCCATCTGGTCGATGTACGAACTCGAAGAGCATGGCTTCCTCCGGAACCACCCCTACTTGTCAGATGCGTTCGTGGTCTACCAAGGTGGTCATGTTCCTGTGTTCGGCAACACCTGGGGCGACATCTATCGTGCCGCTGACTGGGCCATCCGTAATTCGGGCGATGATCATCACATCTTCATCGAAGCGTTTGAGTTGCGGAACGGTAACGAACTACACTTGGTCACAGGATCCTAAGATGAAATGGTGGCTCTTCGCGGCAGGACTGTATGTTGTCACGGTACTCACAGGTTGTGTAAGTATCCACCTATTATAGATCGCCAATCGAGAGTAAATACATGACACAGGCATTTGACAGGCATAATACAGAGGCATTCGAAGGCATAGTGGCAGCAGACTGGATCAGAGATCTTGAGAGTTCTGACTCTCGTATCCATAAAGAAAAAGTCATTGAGAAATCTCTCATGGCGGCCAATTTGGGCTCATCCTCGGCCCAGTGTTTTCTGTACAATGCCTATCTGGCATTGAATCCCTACTTCGTCTACGGTGTCAAGAAGGTTCCTGAGAGCCAGGATCTTGTTGATAAATCCAACCCCTGGCCTGCGTTCTGGGGACTTTGCGAAAGCCTGCGCACTCGATCAGTCACAGGCGGCAATGCCCGTCAGGCCATAGAAGACATGATGAATCGATTTGATTCAGAGCAGTGGAACGGATTGGCTCGCCGAGTGCTAATCAAAGATCTCCGTTGTGGAGTAAGTGAAAAAACCATCAACAAGATCTGTGGCAACAGCCAATGGGCCATTCCAGTGTTCACTTGCCAACTTGCACAGGATTCAGGTGACCACCCAGCCAAGATGAAGGGCCGTAAGCGTTTGGAAGTCAAACTGGATGGTGTGCGTGTGCTGGCTGTGTTCAACGGCAACAGTTGTACTCTCTACAGTCGTAATGGCAAGGTGTTTGAGAACTTTCCCCAGATACAAGAGTTCCTGGAAGACAATCGGCATCTGTTTGCTCATGGCGCCAGGACCGGTGGCCGTTATGTGTTGGATGGCGAGATCGTGGGCGAGAGTTTCCAAAAGCTCATGCGGCAGGCACATCGCAAGAGTGATGCCGAGACCACAGGCATGGTGTATCATGTGTTTGACATGATTCCATTGGAAGATTTTGAGCGTGGTTATTGGAACGCCCAGCAACACAAACGACTGGCTCTATTGGACAAGGCTTGCGAACGGTTGACCAAAGACGATCCTGTGCAGATCATGCCAGGTATGGAGGTGGATCTCGACACAGCCGAGGGACATGACATCTTGCGAAGGTTCGCTCAAGCGTCAGTGGAGCAAGGCTATGAAGGCATCATGAT